AGGCGGTCAATTAGCGCCTTTTGTTATAGCCGCATTAATTCCTGAGCCCACCACAACTGGGGCAGGTGTTGCGGGTACACTTGGTACAATAGGTAGGTTTGGGAGTAAAATCCTTGGGTTAGGTGGTAAAGGTTTTAAGGGCAAGGCTGCAAGAACTATTGGGTTAGGGATGACAGCCACCATGCAGGGGTCGGAGTTCAGTGAAACTAGAGAAATAACAGGTGTGGAAAACAGGCCGCTAGCCCTTGCTAGTGGAGCTGTTCAAGGTGCTTTAAACTACTTACCAATAAGTAGAATTTTAAACTCAAAAGGTGGCACGGGTAAGAGGTTTTATACTGATATTTTATATAGCCTCCTTGGTACTGCTGGTCAAGAGGCTGTAACAGAGTTAGCCCAAGAAGCTGTATCTCTAGGGACAAACAAAGCTGCTGCTCTTTTGGCTGACAAAACATATGATCTAGCAACTCCAGAAAACTTTTTCAGATTAGTAGACGCAACCGCAGCTGGTTTTGTTGGTGGCGGGGCAATGGGAGGGTTAGGGGCTTATGGTAATTATCTAGGAGACAGGAATCCAACCCCAGATGAAGACGCTGAGTTCTTAAACGAGGTAGCTTCTGCCCTTACCCCAGAAGAAAGACAGTCTATTCAGTCGCAGTCTCAGCTAGCTGTTTATAAAGGTTTAATTGATAGCACTAGGAAAGCTGTTAACGATTCAGAAAGATATTTTTCTCAGCAAGAAGTAGATATTGTTGGGGAGTTTCTAGAAAAAGCAGACAACCTTCAGCAGGAAGACTCGGTTAAGAGCAAAATAAAAGAAGAGCTTTCCCCTATAGTTGTCGCTATGCGGTCTCGCGTAGAGGCTAAGCCAGAGGAAACAAAAGAACTAACAGAGTTGGAGAAGACTGCAGCAGAACTTAGGCAGGCAGCAGAATCTAACGCTGGTGTTAATATAGAACAGCAACAAGTAGATGCTGAAATACAAAGCGACTTAAATGTAGAAAGGCAGAGGGCCGTTAACACGGCAACATATGATAATCCAATGCCTCAGTCTCTTGCTCCATACAAAACTGAAAACTCAGACTTAGATTACACTGCCGCAGTGGGAGCAAGATACTTACACGAAACAGAAGAGGGTGTTGTCTTGGCTGAGATAACTAATGTTGACCCTAGAAGCGGAAATGTGATTCAAGCTATATGGAACGGAGAGGTTGTTCTCAACGAAGAAGGGCCTAACTTTACCATAGATCAAATCAGGGATGCCACAGATAAGGAGGTAGGAGCGGTAAGGTCTCCTAGGTCTACAGTCGAAGACGTAAACCAAACCCTTCAGGATGTAAGGGCAAACGCAGAAATACGAAGGAATGCTCAGAAAGAAAACGAAGATATTCTAAGGCAGATGAGGGAGTCTTCCTCTATAGAGACTCCCGGGGTTACTGACCCAAAGGAACTTCAACTTCTAGCAGGGGCTCCTAAAATTCCAGCTTCTCTAGCAAGAAACATTCCTGAGGCATATAGAGGTAGCGCGGCTCAACAAACACAAAGATTTCAAGAACAGAAATCCAGTAAAAAAAGGCGAACAAAAAGACGGTCTTATTTTCAACAGACACCTAAAGAGACACCTAAAGAGACAGCCAAGCAGGAAACTGCTGAAACAACAACTACACCCAAAAAGAAAGCTGGAAGACCTTCAAGCCTTAAGCCAGTCGCAGGCAGAACCGCCCCTGCTAAACCTAGAGCCAAGACAGATAAACCTAGAGCCAAGACAGAGGTTTCAATAAAAGAAGAAATTGCGAATTTAAAGCAACAGAAAGATGCCAATCAATCCAAACAAAACGAAAGCCTTGAAAGGATTAAAGATTCTGCCGCTCAAGTTTTTAAACCTGATTTATCTAGCACAAACTCTTTTCTTTTTGTTGCCCCAATAAACTTCAACGCTTTATCTGATCTCATAATTGAGGTCGGACAACAAATAAAATATAGCATACGTGATGCTTATCTTAGTTTAAAAATAAAGAAACTTCAGGCGGGTAGTAAGAAAAACCCAACGAACACAGAGATACTTGCAGATTACTTAGACCTGCTTCAAGGGCCTACAGACATTATGGTTTCTTTGAAGTCAGAAAAAGTACAGATAGACCCGTCTCAAATCACCCTAGTTCGTGACGCTGTTATTAAATATTTCGAAGAAGCAAGGAAGAGGAAGTCTTTCCAGAAGAAACAGATTATAGATAAAAACGGAAATGTTTCACAGTGGGTAGACAGTATTCTCGAGGAAATTATAGATTATAAAACAGAAACTGTTTTAGGGGATCCAGACTTTTTGGGGAACAGGGAAGCAACGTTGGTTAAGGTTCCTTTTAAAGTGAAGGAAAGCTTTATAGACTGGATCGGAGAAAACATTATTCAGGTTCCAAGAGGGGCTACCTTCCACAAGCTAGGTAGGTCGGCAATAGTTGTTAATTCAGACAAAGCAAAAAACCTTACTGTAAGCGGGGTTGATGGAACAAAGGATTCGGTTGAATACTTCATGCCTATTGAGGGCCCTGAGTCAAACCCAACCGCTAGCAACCTATACAACGAAAACGGACAAGCCACTGATTCCTACATTGGGTTTAGCGAGACAAAAGGAAAAAGGTCTATAACAATTAAGTCTATAAACTTAGCCAACACTCCTTCCACGGTATACAAATTAAAAGACAAGTTAGCAAAGGATCTTAAGTCAGACCCCTATGTTAAAGACAAAAAAACTACTGCGTTCGTTTATGTCCCTTATGATTTAATATGGGACAGTAACGGAGAGTTTAGGTCAGAGAACTGGAATAAGGTGGGTAAAAAATCAGAGTGGAAGTTCCAGTCCGAAATGCCCCAATCCGTTCTTGATCGTCATGTGTTAAGGGAAAAGCTTTCTTACATATTTGATTCAATTGGGAGCGATGGTCTAGCTGCAGAGTTTAAGAGGGATACTTCCGAAGGGCATGCAGCGCTATCTGGTTATGTTAATTTCGCAAGAAACCATGAGGAGATGGATATATCTAAAAGCTTTAAGCCTAGGAATATATCCAAAGCCAACAAGAAGGAACAGATTGCTAGGCTAACCCCAATGGAGTTTGCCGACGCAATCAGAGACGCTATTAGGGCTGCTTCTGACAGGGCTATACAAGATTGGAACAGGGCTAGGGACATGGCTGATGAAATCATAACGGCTGAATCAGACATGGTTAAGGGGCTTGACCTTTATAGGCGGTACAGGAATGACGACTTAGCAACAAAACCTTTTGAAAACATAGTTGTCAACGGTCTTGACTTAAGCGGGAACGATCTTCCCCCTTCTATAGAAAGACAAGGGGTTAAGTATAATCTTTCAAGGAAGTTTGATAGGTTCTTGTATTATGTTTCTATACTTAAAACCAAGAGGGAAAGTGTTAACAGAACCATAAAGGAGCTGGGAGACAATAACTTAGATACGGCAAAAGAAAAACAGCTAAGGGAAAAGTATGACATATATATTAAGGACGCAGAGGCAAGCATACAAAAGGTTTACTCAGGAACTTTAGGCAAGCATCCTAATGGAGATTATCTTTCTTTAAAAGAGTGGAGGGATAAATACGACGAAGAGCAAAGTCAGTCAGAGAAAAGAACATTGGGTAAGATAAAAACTGTAGGGGTTATTCCTTTGCAGCTTACCCCTGACAAAGAATCAGAAATGGCAGAGCTTCAGAGATTCTTAAACATGGAGATAGGTGACACTGACTATTCCTCTTTAGAAGCTAGGGCTTTTGCTATCACAAGGGGGCTTTATTCTGTTCCAGTTACAAGCTATGCCCTGCCTTTCAAAAAAGAATTGGGGGCAATATTACAGGACTCTGATTTAGCTGATAAGATAATGTCTGATGGCGACCCTAATACTTTAGTCTATGAGACTATACCTGAAGACAATCCAGATGTCGTAACAATAGAGTCAACCGAGATTACAGACTACTCTTCTGATGTTGTTACTGACAGGGAGATGGAGGAGGTTAAGAGGCAGGACAACGCTAGGGTCAGGAAGCTTAAAGGTAGGAACGCAAATGCAGCAAGAAGGTATAGAGCTTCGTTCACCTCTGAGTCTATGGATGATGTTCATACTGCAAATGCTGAGGCGGTTGTGGCACACGACGAGGTTAACATAGAGGTTTTTGATGGTGACGCACTTGATAGCTTACCCACTATTGCTAAGAAGACTTCAGAGAAATCAGTTGCAAGGTTATTAGATGTTCTTGTTAAGAACAATTTAATGAAAGCAAACATAAACAAAGATGGAACAAAAGATTTCTTTGACTCGTTTGGTAAGCCCCTCAATGGGGCTAAAGAATTTAGCGATCTTATTCTTAGGCTTTCAATTAACCCCCTAGATAACAAATCCGAAGTTGTCCAGAAGGTTGAGGCCGTAGAAAAAGAAATTAAGGAGGCTGTAAAAGAAGAAAAGAAAAGGATAAGGGAGTCATACGGTCTGATAAAAATAGACGAAGAGGGGAAGGTGGTAACTATAAAAGAAGATGAGTATGTGCCAACTAAATCTTTTCTAGCTACAAGGAAAGAGGCAGAGGGGGTTGCTGCTCAAGAGTTAAATACTTTTAAGGAGGATCTTGAATCTAATTACAGGGAAAACATATCCATTGAAGACCAGCTTGAGTATAAAAATTGGAGTAAGGAGCACGATGTTTATCAAGAAATCTCTGCTATTGTTTCCATGGCCTTTGGAAGAGGCAGCAAAGTTCTAAAGAATTTCATGAACCGTGCGTTTGCTTGGGAGTTTGAGGAGATGGCAGAGACCGATCTTTACAAACAAACCGTTGGTAGGCACGAGAAGGATTTACCAGCAGAAGCTTTCCAAAAATTTCAAGCTAAGCAACAAAAAAACCACTCAACCCCTTGGGAAGCTTTTCTTACTTACTTCAGAGATATTATATCTGGGGCTGTTAGTAGGCAGCAAATGCGCACAAACTACCTAAAGCATGAGCTAAGAAGTTTCACTAAGGGCAAGAACTTTAAAAGCAAGTTTGATAACAGGCGTCTTTTCACCACCCTAATGAAGATCGCAATAGAGTACAATGAAGGTACTATTATTGACAGGTGGAGAGAGAACGGTGAAAGAGATTTAAGCAAGCTTCACTTCAAGGTGAAGAGGAACGAGAGCTCAAACGAGTACTCAGCTGTTGATTTGTTTGCTAGGTACAAGGCTATATTAGAAAACCCAGATGATGTTTCTTCGCTTTTGTTTTCTAAAGAATGGGAGGGTGACAGTAGATACGGGAATGAGAGTAATAAGCAGCTAGTTCTTGATGCGTATAACAGAAACGCTTCAGAGATATTAAGAGATATTGAATTGCAGAAGCCCAAGAGGCCTTCCATCAAGGCTCCTAAAAAACCAAAGACAAGGGGGCTTACTGAAAAGCAGATAGAACAGGCTCAAGCGGCATACGATAAGGAGAGAACATCTTATGATAATGCAATGAGATCCTATCAGTCTGCTGAGTATAACTGGAGATGGAGGAAAGAAGCTAACTCACCTAATAGACTCTTAAGAAAGAGGATGCTTTCCGAGCTTTTTGAAGACACTAGCAATCTTTTAATAAAGCAATCTGGAATGAACGCAAAACTTTTCAGGGACTTGCTTGGGATTAAATCGCAAAGGTCTGCAAAGAGTACCGCTGTTCAGGTCGCACACGATATTGATACTTTAATAGAGGACACTAAGGGCGCTTATGGTGACAGGGCAACCAAGTCTGTCAGGGCCGCGGGTGACGTAAAGAAGTCTCCATTCGGGAAGAGACTTAGAACTGTTACCGATAAAGAAGTAGAAGTTTACGCCGAGGGTCTGGAAAGTATGGGGACATTTGAATATATTCCTGAAATTTTCGAGACTATAACTGCTAGAAAAGCAGTCCCTCAAGACTACCTAAGTGAAAAGCGTATAATGTTTAAGGGCGGTAAGGTTGGCGCAACTGGAAAACTATTCGGCAAGCCCACTGAAGAAACCGCTGCTAATGACAAATATAATGTTTTAGCTAAAGCTAAGGGGCCTCAGGAAATAAGAAGTTTACTTGAGGAATACTCAAGTGTCTTGCCAGAGGAAATGGTTAGGAGGGGTATGGAGATACTGGATAATGTTCCCGGTAAATATCTAAGTGATCTAAACTTTGAGATAGCTGAGGACATTGTGGCTGGAGGGGTTAGGCTTTCTGGTAAGTTCCACGAAATCAATGGACGCTTAACTTCAGCTATTAATCTAGAGACAAGAAACAAGGAGGGCGCAGACTCTGACATAGCACACGAATTAACTCACAGTCTTTTCGGTTTCCTAGGGGATAGGGAGCTTGGTCACATTAAAAGCATGCGGACTGCAGCCATTGAAAAACTTTCAAGAGGGGCTGGAACTAAATACCAAAAGATTGTTGCTGACATTCTAATTGAGGCGGGTGGCAGTATGGATACTGTGGAGTGGAGCAGGGGTGTTAGGAGGAAAGTCCTTCCTGAGGGTGTCTCTTTCCCTGAAAATTTTAACGAAGCTGTTAACTCTGTTTACCCCTTGATTAATGATGCGGAGTATTTTGTTTACATGATGACAGAAGAAGGAAAGATAAAGGAACTATCTAGCCTTCCTTATATTTCTAAATCTAGGTTTGAAGCTATCGTTAACAAGGTTAAGGAGATATTTAAGTACATTAAGGAGTTTATAACTGGAGACCTAAAGGAGTCTATTGTTAGGAAGTTTAATAACGGGGAGTTTTCCAGCAGGAGAAGAAGTCTCCCTGCAAAAACATTTGGGAAGTACGAGTATCAGCAAGAGGTAGAAAGATCATTGGTTGCTGGGTATAGGGAGGGGGCCAACCCAGAGGCAGCTGAGCTTATTGCTGCTGAGGCCGGGGCGGCTTCTACGCTTTTGTCTGACTTAGTTGAAAACTCTTTAGCTAACTTAGCCAACAGCGAGAAGTATGCTGGAATGATTCTGGACGAGGAAGGAAATGTGAATCCATCCGCTAGGATACAGGTCATGACCCAGCTAAAAAGGAACAAGGGCATTGCCCAGTACCTTAAAGATTTTTCCAGTATTACAGGGCACACTACGCTAAGCCCAAGGACTTACCTTGATATGAGCGCAGCCCAGTCTACTGATAAAAAGATGCCTGAATCTATGTGGCAAGTTGTTTCAAGGACTGTTGCTTTAAACTTTGAGTTTTTTATATCTGGATACCAAAGGCTTCAAGCCAAGATGGAGACCTTAAATGAAGGCAAGGACAAGTTATCTGAATTATGGGAAGAAACAAAACAGCTTCACTATGATAAGGAGTATCTGGCAACAGTATCAAAGGACGCCAAAGAAAGAGCTTGGGAGTTGCTAAGGCAGGCGGACGCAAAGGGAAGGCAAAGCGAAGCTGCTCGGTTACTTGAAGGTTTTGGGTTTTCAATAATGCAGCTTAACGACCAAATCAACGATGTTACTCTTGGTAAAAATCTTTCTAATATTGTTGAAGACATGTACGCAGAACTTTATTCCACTGAAAGGGGTAGGAGGGTTTTGTTTAGTGGCAGGGGCTGGCGAGGTATTCTTAATGAGTACAAAAAAATAAAGACTGGGGAGGCTGAGTTAGAAGCAGCTCTTGATCCTTCTGTAGAGGGCTTTAGACCTCCGCCTAAAAAAGTAAAGCTTGAGAGCCCTGATGATATTTTAAAAGAATATGAAAAGCTGGGTAAGAAGAGGGAAAAGGTTGATGTTAATATAACCCCATTACATAAACTTGCAGCTTGGCAGATAAGGCTTAAGCATGACATAGACAAGAAACAACTTAAGATTGCTGATGATATTGATTCGTACTCAAGGGATATGATAGATAAGAGCTCCAGCCCGAGTAACCTTGACCAATATATTTCAAGCGAGAAACGATCTAAGCTGGAAAAGAAACTAAAGAAAGCTGTTAAAGATGGAGACAGAGATTTAATAGAAAAGTTAACAAGGGATATAGAACTAGAGTCTCCTGTTTATTCTTCATACGAAAAATGGTTTGAAGAGATGCAGTCAAAAGGAGGGAGAGCTGCATTAACTACACTGTTAAACACAATAAGAAGCACATCTAAAAAAGAGGCTGACCTCGCAAGGATTTACATTTCTAAGAAGAGCGAGCTTAAAAGGTTTGTTAAAACGTTTATGGAGACGGAGCTTTCACTTTCTGTTCTTGACGATGTTGTTAACTCTAGAGAATTTAAGGACGCAAGAAAGACTGCTGTTGAGGCGGTTCAGCTTAAGCCAAACGAGAAGATAGAGTACACGCAAGATTCTTTAATACTCCCGTCTCCAGACGGGGAGGTGGTTAACATTTCTATGGACGTAGGAGACAAGGCTTCCCTTGAGAGGCAGCTTGGTTTTCTAGACGAGCATCTTAAAAAGTTAAACGCTTACATAATTGAGTCCAACGAAAGGATCTCAAAGGGTGAAGAGAACCTAGACGATGTGTTTAATTTTTTCTGGGTTGAACAAAGAGACATGATAAAGGCTCTTTACAACTCAAACACAACAAGGGCGGGCGGGGTTTCGGAAAGATCCAAGATCTTAAACGTAGGAAAGCTGGGTTATAAGTTTAAGCCTATGTCAAACTTCTTGTTAGATCTAGGTGGTTACCCCGCCAGAGTGTCTACTCAAGAGCTACAAAACCATGTTGATATTAGCGAAAGATCTGAGGATTGGAGAAAAGGATTTGAACAGGGCAACGCAAAAAGACTTTATGATGCTGCTGAATCCCATGGGCATGCCGCGGATGTGTTGGGCGTGGAGCAATGGTGGCTAGATGTGGGACAAGAATACTTCGCCTTAATGAATGAAAAGGGGCGAGAGCTAGAAGTTGGAGACAGCCTTTGGGTTGGTGGAGTTGAACATAAGATAACAAAAGAAGACAAGGCCGCTGTTGAATACCAATCAAAAGGAATAACAGAGCTTTACGACCTAAACCTTAAGGTACTAAGGGGAGATATTGCAGCCTCAAGAGAAGTAGAGGAAGAGGTTAGGGGCAAGAGGCCGTCGAAAGGCAAGGACAAACCAAGAAAGGTTTCTTTCACTAGAAAGCCTATTAAAACTAGCGAAACTGTTCTTCCTAAAACTTTTGTTATGTCTTCGGTTGCTTTCGCAGAGAGGGTCAACCAATACTACGAACAGATAATTGAACCTATTAGGCTTATAAACGAACAGAACGCTAATGGAGATATTGCAGATGACGTGGCTAGGGCCATGAAACTTTCAATATACAAAGAAGCTAAGGTTTTAGGTAAGGAAAGCCTATATGATTTAATAGGGTCTGAGTGGAGATATGTTGAGGCCTTCCTTGGCCACAGGGAAGGGAAGATAACAAACGGAACAAACCCTTATTTCGAGAACCCAAGCATATACAGTGACGCTAGAGATCTTGTAGGCAGGGGGAGCATAACAAACCTTGAAGAACTTGGGGCATACTTTTCGTCTAGGTCTGTTGATTTAAGTAAGTCCGAAGAGGATGTGGAAATAGATATGTCCCTTACTCAGGAAGAAGCTACTTATGAGATACTAAGGGAAATGGTTTCTCAGATTAGGAGGGTTCATCTAAAGGTTAGCCCGAACATGAGCAAGGCTCAAAGCCAAGATCTAAAGATAATAGTACTTAAGGAAAGGAACAGCTTTAACACCGCAAGGCAGGAGCCTATAGCTAATTGGTATTTTTATGATTACGGAATCCACAACACACCGCAGCTTGCAAAGATAGTTGCTGACTCTTCAGCTCAATATATAGAAAGATTTATAAGTTCTCTTGAGGGAGTTAAGGGATACCTAAGGGGAGCGAAGAGTAAGTTGGATAAAAAAATTGAAGGGTTTACTGCAGATCAAGCAAGGGCTGCAGGTAACGGTGATAACTTTATTAAGTACGACACTCTCCACATGGACATAAGCAAGCTTGAAGCTTTGTCTAACGAGATTGAATCCATACAATTAAGAGACCAAAAATACGAGCAAGCCTTAGCCCAAGGTGTTGCTCAAACCGCATACAATGACCTTACAGCAGCAGCTATGGCTTCTATTAAAACAGGCTTCAGAAACCTGTTAGGCACGCCCCAAAGAACAAGAAAAAGAATACAGGCAATATTTGGTTTCTCCCCTAGGCTTCACGTATCAGGGATATGGAACCATGTTGCTGCTATATTAGAAACCGGTGGAGCTGCTTCTTACGGCCTTGGTGCGGGGTTGGTGTCTGCAGCAAAACTTGGTTTCAAAGGGGATGGCAAGGGCGCAAGGATCAAGCCTGCTATAAAAGCCTTCCTTAAGAAAAGCATGGATGAGGCTTGGGCTAAGGAGCTTGTTTTGGGGCAGTTTAAAATTAACGAGAACCTAGCACACATTGCTTCACGGGGATACGGCATACGAATAGATGCGGCTGGTAGGTTTGATAATTATTTTAGGAACCTAGAGACAAGAGGAAGAATAGAGAGAGAGGAAGAGCTTGCCTCAAGAAGAGAAACCGCAAAGGGCAGGGCGTACAAAAGACTTGTTGAAGCTTACAATGCTTTAGCTTGGATCGGCATAGAAACTGGAGGGAACATTGGCCCCAGAATCTTTGATATGACGGGCAATAATATATCTTTCAGGGGTGCTAATACCATCGCTAGAGAGCTGGATGCTCGCCTCAAGAAGATGCACGATCTATATAAAGATAGATTGTGGAAGTGGTACAACTCTCCTGATAAGTCTTTTGACCCAGACAAGGGAGATGTTATTTCACCAAGCCACCTTTGGGGGGAAAAGTTTTTTGGCTTGGCAAAACAAAACGAGTCTAGCATGAAGTTCCTTGAGGACTTGTTTGCCCAGTCTGGATTAGACTTTCACAGGGAGGCTTTGATGTTCCTTCAGCAGTTAGACTCGGATAAGAACGCTCAGTTTTTAGATGCAGACAAGACAGCAAAAATTGGAATAGCACTCTTTTCTGAGAACGCAAACACAATAGCTAGCAGACCACTTGAAGTAAGATCAAGTGTGGCTGCTTCAAACATGTGGAGGCTTATGGGCTGGAGTGTTGCCGCTTATCACAATTCCGTTTCTTGGTATTCTAGATCCATCAAAGGAGACACTAGGTGGTGGAGTGTGCACGGGTTAAGGTTCCAGCAGTTACTAGCTGTAATGGGTTCGTTAACTTTGGTTGGTGCTGGTTATAGTATTGCTACAGACGAGATCATTGAAGAGTTTGCTAAAATGTTTTATGGGGAAGTTGCGGCTAACAAGCAACCATACGAAGAGGAAGAGTTAAGTCGTCAAGTTGGTGGCTGGATTCAATATGCTTTTGCAGCCTTCCCGATGTTTAACATTCCAATCAATGCTTTTGGAGGGTTTGTTTCTGGTACTGCCCCTAGGGCAGCTAGTGGCATTGAGTTCTTTTGGCAATCATTGGTTAAAAAGATTATAGGTTACGGTGTTGGTGTTGCTCAAACAAAAGACCCTTTCTATAAGTTTGATTACTATGTTAAGTCTACGTTTGGAAACCCTGCAATAAGGTCTGCCATGAATTTAATATCTCCCGTTTCTTCTGGGAGGGTTGACTATGCAAACAACCAAAGATTAATACGAAAGTTTATAGACACAGACTACAGCAAACAAAAAGGATTTGGTTCTGGTGGGTTCGGTTCAGCAACACCTGTTAGCCCTCATATAGACGCGATGGTTTCTTATGCTATAGCAAATAAGCGTGAAAAGCTTCTCAAAGAGTTTTCTTTAGCTGTTGGCAAGGCTGAGGAAATGAAGAAAGAAAATCCAGTCGATTATGTTATGAGACTGTACTGGGGGAGGGATCCTTGGTCGACCGAAACAAAGGGAACTATTACGTTCAGCATGAAAGCAAAAGTGGAGCAGAAGATAGCAGAGTATGGCCCTGAGTGGCTGGATGCTTTCAGGAGAACAGAAGAAAACTTTAACAAAGGGTATAGGATGTTAGGCGGTAGGCCGAACAGGATTAAATTAGACGCACGTTCTGTTGTTATCGCAGAAGGAAGACCGAAGAGAAGCCGAAGCACCGCTAGGGCTAAGTCAGTATTTGAAAGGGCTAGAGGAAGAAGAAGATCTGAAGGGGATTCTTCTGGCTACAGAAGGGCTCTCTCTAGGACGAGGAGGGCTTACGGGGTTTAGAGGAAATCTCTTTCATTATCCACTTCCAAACATCTGGGCTCTGCTTGATTGTGGTGGCAATCCCGATAGACATCTTTGTGGTAAACTTCTCCTCGTCTATCTTGTTGGGTGCACCCATCCCGTGATTGATTGCGTGTATGATTTCGTGAAGTAGCGTCTCTGCCCTCGACTGTCGGGGCAGAGACTTTGTTACTGATATAATCTGAGATTGGAAGTCACACAATCCCAATTGCTCAGCACCTGATTCTTCAGGTGGATTCATCCAGTTAATCTTATAAGTAAGATTAAGGATGTCTACTTCAGTTGGGAGTCCTCTGTTCATTTTAAATATAAGTCTGGATGCCCCGTCTCAACTGTCCTTAACCATTGAACACAACTTAACCCGTGAGGAACGGGATTTGGTGGGTGAGACACCCAGACTTTAAAGGGTAACACAGGGCTTTGTTTCATGATAGGCGATAGCATTGAACGGCAACGCAACCAAAGAGAAACCGTTCAGCCTTTGTCCGCAGATCTCCTGCGACACCATACGCCCTGCGTTTAGAGTAGTGCCCCGCACACCGCACTCACGGGGCGGGGCCTCGGAGAATCGTTGCCCGATTAATTGGTTCATCTCCGAGAATGTCTAAAAAATCTTCCAAAGAAAGAAGGCCTCTTTGGTATTGGTATATCCAAAGCAGGCATGTCTTCTTTATGGTCTTCTGCCCTCTCTCTTATTGTATACAGCTCTCTGTCTGTTAAGAGAATAGGGAAAGGCTTTCCAGCCTCTGTCGCCCACATTGCATTGTAGGTGGTGTTTTCGTTTCCCTTTCGGGATTTGTTTAATACTTTAGTTAACTGTCCTAGTTTAGCTTTCATTGTTAAAGTTCCCACTTCATGTTTGGGAAAGGGTGTAGCTCTGAGTTGGTGGTGACATATGCCCCAGCAAACTGTCCGCTTTCTTCCAGCCTTCCTTGCATTTCTGAGTCAGACACCCATCCCATTATATGACAAAAGGTTTTGTCCTTGAACTTGTCAACAACGACCAGACCGTAAGTCCAGTCTGCTTTTCTTTCGTTTTCTCTGACAGCCAGAACATAGTCGGTAGGCTTTTTAGTAGGCCTCAACCTAGACCCCTTGAAGTCTAAACTCAGGCCCGGTATATCGTATCCCCCGTCCCCTCTATCTGGAGTCCTCATGCAGTTCCACCTCTGGAGCTTGTACATCTGATCGCTACCCGTCAGATACATCGTCCCCCCTAGCTGAGCAAGCTGACCAGTGAACTGATCTTGCCTCAGCCTTTTAATTCTTTCCTCTAAATTCTGTATGCTGGATCCCGATTTACCCCTACTCTTAATCCTAGGCAAAAAGAAATTAACAAGCTCTTGAGCTTTCTTCTCGGCAAGAGCCATTTCATGTTCGTCTAGAACTATGGTGGGGTATTGTATCATTCAATTCCCATTATTAATTTCTTCTTATCGTGACTTGCGTGAACATAGGGCAGTAATCCTAGTATGCTCTTGTGTCCTGAAAGGTTTCTAACTGTCACAATATCAGCGTTTTTGTGGGATAGCCACTTTGATATAGCTGTCCTCCTGAAAGCGTGGAATGTTTTACCCTTTTGGTAAAGATTGTTTTTCTTTAAAAATTCTATGTAAAGTTTTGATAGACCCCCACCCATAGCCCTGTAAGCGTTGAAGCTGTTTATGTATTTGCCATCCCTTACCTCATGCAGTTCAGCCAGAAGATTGTAAAGCTCGTCTGTCATAGGAATGACGACAGATGTTTCGTGCTCTTCTGTTTTACTTGGCTCTTTTGTTATTATTTTTTGTTCTAGGTCGCACTCACTCCACTTTAGTGTAGCGCAGTCAACTAGGCGCATTCCTGTGTTCCACCCTATAACCGACAGGGAGTACAAGCATGTCCCTTGAGCTGCCTTCTTAATATTTTCATAATCCTGATCAGTAAAGACGACGATGCTTTTGGACGGGACACTTATTAATCCCTTGGGGAATCTTTCCACTATAAGTGTTTCAGAGTACCCCCTTCTCTGCATCCATTTAAAAAAGGAACCTATACTTACGGCTATCTTTTTAACGCTTGATGGTCTGTACTTTTCTTTTAAGCTTTTTATGTATTCAAAAATAGCAGTCTCTTCGGCCTCTACATTATCCGAATCAACATCCTCTTTGAATATGTTTAAAGCCCAATGCATACTGTTGTTTCCGATTATCCCGCTGTTCTTTCTTTCAGCCATGAACTCGGACAGTTTATTGGACACCTCTTTATTGCTCACATTTCTTTCCATAGTTTTAATAATTTACTGTAGTACTTTAGGTTCGGGCTTTTCTTTATGTGCGCGAACTTTCTTCTCTTGAAATATTCTAAACTTCTTGTCTGCCTTAATAGGTCAACCCCGCAGGCTGTGCTAAATTTTTGAGCCAACCCAACAGGCACGTCCTCCCATGATTTCTTTTCACATATTCTTCTTAATGTCGTAAGAGGTATCCCACTATCGGCGGATAGCTCTTTGTTTGATGGCGATCTCCCGTTCCTTCTTGCCATTAACCTACAAAGGAACGGCGGCATCCTATCAAGTTTTTCTATTAATCGCATTATGTCTGGAAATATAATCTCTATACTTCTGCTCTTGCTCTTCTGTCCTTTTGCTTTTCCTTACCCGTTTCTGCTTGTCGTTTTCGTATGCGTCTAGGTATCTCTGCAGCTCTAGTGCATTTAGCTGAGCTTCGGATTCATTGTCGTACTCCCACTTATGATTAGGCAACTCTTTACCTCTTGCAAGCCTATCCCCAGCAGGGCTATCTGTCCCAACTGACCTGACATACAATTTATATTTGCCATCAATATGTTTTACGATAACCCTGACAGACATCCCCTTGGATACTCCTTGTCGTAATCTATCCCCAAATAAGTTTTATCAATTGTTCCATCCCTTTTTTCGTGCAGCGAAGTTATCACTAAGTCCCCAGACCCTTCTGTTTTAATGTCAACAAAGTGCCTCGTGTCTTCGCATTGATCCATAAACTCTTGAACAGAACCGGGGGTCAGGACAGCCCGACCCCCGATCTCATTCAATATCATCCCAATGATGGCAGACATGCCAGCTTCACTATTCTTGTTTGCGGCAGGCCTGCCCATCTAGTTAGAACGGGGACGAACCTGTGGACTGCGTGGCAGCACTCAGGGTTTGTTGTGCAGACTCGGAGTCTGACTGGCCTTTAGGGCCGTTCGCAAAGGAGAATTGCTCAACTATACAGCTAAGCTTGGAGCGCTTCTTCCCTTCACTTTCCCAGCTTTCTGTTCTTAGTCGGCCTTCAATTAGAAGGCGGTCTCCCTTTGAGACGTGCTTGCCGATTACCTCTCCCTGCTTCCCGAAGGAAGCACAGTCAACGTAAGCGACCTCTTCATTGTCTCCTCTCTTACGGTTCGCCGCTATTGTGAAGTTGCAGACCGTGTTATCGTTACCTATTTCTTTCACCTCAGGAGAGCGAACTAGGTTTCCCATTACTATTAGTTTATTATACATATTACGTTTAGAATACCTCCTTTACTGGAGGCTTGTAGTTTTTTGTTTTCTGATATAACTCGTTGGACAATTTAAATATCGCCCAACCTTCCTTGACTTCATCGTTGCCCCATAATTTTTCAACAGGTTCAGATGGAGCCTTAGAATCTATTACTAGAGAAAGGCACTTAGTTTCTCCCTCTATGCACTGCTGGTAAGCTGCCAACTGGTATATCCACGTCTCGTAGAATCTCGCCCTCCTCTTAACTCCTTGAGTCTTGAAGTCTATGACGCACTTACCCCACAAGTTATGATCTGCTACCAGATCGACAGTCCCAGCATAACCATACTGCTGATTAACAAGTACTGTTTCAGCTTGATGCACCTTGGTTATGTTCTGATCGAACCAAGGTTGATACTCTTTGAACCAAGGCAACACCTCATCATCTTCATCGGGTTCTGTTCGGTCGATGTTGTACTGTTCAAGAGCGTTGTGAACTTTAGTTCCGAATACAGCAGCAGAAGATGTGGCAACTTTCATGTCTTGCACAATTCTTTTTGCGAAGTCATCAGTTGATTCATCCTCCCCCTGTTCAAGCCGCAAGGCAGACAGGATACCCTGTTCTATCTTCCAGCTTTCCAGAGCAGGCTTAGCCAAGACGTTCAGTATTGATGTAACACTTGGGAACAATCCCTCTACTCTAGCATCTTTTAGGGTAGTTGGCTTGCCGTTATCCCTAGTATGTCTCGGCTCTCCATCACCGGTGTACCAGTGAGCAGAGTTGTCTGGCTTTACGTATGCCATTATGCTTCCTGTATTATAGGAACAATATCGTTCCAGTTCTTAAGAAAGAAGTTAACCTTCTCGTTCGGTATTAAAGACAGATCTTTTATTCCATCTTCTAAATGCCCCCTCCTGTTCGCTACTTCTATGAACTTCTCAGGGGTAGTAACCTCAGCAATCAGCACCTCTAATTCTTCAATCGGGGTAGGAACTTTAGCTCCATCACCAAGCCAAGCCGCCAGTCTTTGACCAACCTTCTCGTCTGGTTTGCTGATTACCTCTCCAGCAAAATCAGGGATTCTAGTCTTCTCAACTATCAACGCATTGTCGTTGTCCATGCGTGCAACAAAGTCTAGGTTGTATTCCCATCCTTCCTTGTACACTGGGGCAAGACCAACCTTTCTAGGTGCTGCTTTCCCTTTAGCGTTTTGCTCAACAACATACTCAGTCTTAGCTCTGAGTGTTGTAATGACATGATATGGGGCTCCCATAACCAAGTCATTGATACGGTTTAGAGTAGGAGAAACTTCGGCCCACGCTCTGAAGGAGTTGCCACCTTGCGAACGCTTGCCTGCATTCTCCACCTGCTGCAAGATACCTTGCTCTCCCTGCCAGAATGCTGACATGGAATCAATCACAACGGTATCATACACGTTAGGGATGTTTTCCAATCCCTTAATAAGCTCCCTTGGATCAAAGGAGTCCAACTCACAGACATCAAATTCGAACAAGTCTGAATACTTGCTCGCACTTCCATGCTCTGTGTCAATGAACGCAACCTTGCCGCCCATGCCCTTAGCAATGAGTAACGAGGTGTACGTCTTTCCGCTACCTGACGTGCCGTAAATACCAGCACGTAACTTGGCGCTTTTCTTTGTCGCTTTCTTGAACTCTAGGCTCATATCACTTACTTATTTTATCTAGTTTCACTATTGCCCCCTCGTTTCCTTTGGGGGCGCGTTTTACTCGCACCACAATTTCGTTGATCTCCCTCACGGAGTCGTCTAACGGAACTGACGAGGCAATCCATGATTGTATTGATTGCCCCGTCTGGGTCTCGTCTTCTGTTGTCCGATACAAGGAGGTCAATTGTGACACGAAATCTTTCTCTATTGCCATCATCTGCTTTTTTGCTTTTGGGACTGTGACTAACATATTCCTCCAACAAGCCTTGCAGTTCTTGAAGTTGGCTATGTGTCCATGCCCCTGAATCACCAGATGAATCATTCACTTAGAGTTCTTTTTCGTGTTCAAACTTTTGACGTATTGAATGACAGCCTCATTAGCAACGTAAGTTAATTTAAGCCCGTTTGATTTGCAGGCTTCCTTAAGTTTCTTATGAGTGTCAGGTGTTATTGATATAACAGGCACGAAGGAACTATGATCTAAGTTAAAAAAGAATCAAGCTTTTATTTTAGTTTTTTTCTTCTTCTTTACTTTCTTCTTCTTTTGATTGTTGGTGTTCAGCTTCCGCTCTGCAGTGTCTTGCCATTGCTTCTAAGTATATAGCCACCCCAGCATATCCCCCGGGGGAGCAGTGCATTGCGGCTACATCTGCCAGTAACAGTGATGCTGTCATTGGGTGGAGCTGGTCATCTTTGACGCTTCCTCTGACAAGATCAATGATCTTGGTTCCTAGTTCGTTGGCTACCTTTTCTTGCAGCTCCAAGTTTTCGTTCTCTTCGCTGCTGTCCTCCATTGGGACAATGTTTTCTTCACTCATGTTATTACTCTTATCTTGTTCTGTTTTGTTTTTGTTTGTGCCAAGTGCCCAGTCATTACCTCGTATATTCTTGAGGCAGTAATGTCACTTGTGTTTTTTATATTGGACTCAATATAAATTCTGATTTCTTCCATAGTCATTTCACTTATTTTTTTTGGCATTGTCTTCGTCCTCTATTGGCCACTTGCCATCGAATTCAAATCGGCCAAGCTCTACATCTTTCTTAAGGAAAACCACAGTTCCGGGCACGCCAGCAATGCAGTCCATATCCTTAACGTCCATGAGGCAACGCCTAGTGGATTCTTTGTATACAGTTTCTAGTAGTATCTGAGTTGTTCCTTTAGGAATCTTCATAGGTAAAGCATGTGTCTGAATACTTTTCCTTTAGGTCGTCTAAAATATCTTCACAGTCATTCAACTTGTCGCGCATCTTTTGGTATTTAATAACCCAATCAGTTGCGTCTCCGCCTTGAAGGTTTCGATTGTGAGCGTGTTCATTCATGTCTTCGATGCACTTTATCAGTGTGTCTTTTGAAGACTCTATTATCTCTCGCGTTTGGTTTAAAAGATTTTGTTCTATTTTACTCATGACTGAAAAGCGAGGGTGGCTTTCGCCACCCCCGCCTGATTAGGTTAACGCTTAGCAGTTTTCTTTCTATTCCACACCCTTGAGGCTCTCATTGAATTCTTCAGATGGTTCTCAAGAGTACCGAACCTTGTAGGCATAGCCATAAGCTCGCCTTCTGAAAGTCCAAGGTTGGCTAGCGTAGCCTTATGGTCAATGACCTCTTTTCCTTTTGAGTCAGTTAACCACACTCCTCTTTTGTCAGTGATCTTAGACGAGGGCTTGAACTTCTTCTTAACCGTAGTCTTCTTTCTCTTCTTTGAAGAGGAAGGCTTAGCCTTTTCTAGCGAAACCTTAGGCTTAACCTTTGATTCCTCTACAAGAAACTTAGCCCTAGCTTCAGATCCAAAACACAAGCTTGGTTCTGGAATCAAAGCCAGCATCGTTACCTTTTCAGCCATATCGCTGATTACGTTTTGCAATGTGATTGCATCCTTGTACCCAGACAAGACACATTCCACATTAAGAATAACAGCTCCATTAGACGGAGCTCCGTTGTTTGATTTAGTGCTCATTTTCACTTTCTTTTTCATTCCACCTCTCACAGGTAGACGAATCCTGAATAAGAAAAAAGAAATAGTTATCAGTTATTTTTTCTTATTGCAAATTTTTTTTGACTTTAAATGTTCCTTTAACATTTCCTGCTCCGCCTTTGTTTCGGGGAGCCACCTGCCAGACAAGATGTTTTCTTTTATCTTGTTTGATATTTTCTCTTTCACTTCGTATATGCAGTCCTCAAGTATGATGTGACCTGCATGGGATTCTTTATGTATCTTCTGCTCCATTGGGTTCATTTGTTACTTTCTATTGCGTCTCTTGCCACGGCTGCGGCGAAGTGACAGTTGGTGTGCTTGGCTATTCTGTTCATGTCTTGGATTAGGAGGTTTAACCTTGTCCTTAACTGTGATGCCTTCAGCTTCTCCTGTTCTACAAGAAGCTCCGTTCTTATTTTGTGTACTGTTTCGTTGCTCATGATTTTTGTTTGCTTATCCTTATGACTTCGGGGTCTGCCGATAATGTCTCAACATATTCCATATCCTTGTCGCATGGTTCTCCTAACCCGCCTCTCGCTAATTCGATAGCTTCATCTTCGCTGTCTGCTTCCACAACAGACCAAAATATATGCCTCTCATGTAGCCCTATTTTGTATCTCATAAAGAATAAACCCCCTGTTCCGATATGATTGTTCTACTTCCTGAAAGAAAGTTATTAAGTCCCTGTTCGTCTGTTACATTGTCGGGGACTACTTGGTTTATCTCTGCTCTTATTGCCGACCTAACTGATGGGTTGTTGGGGGCTTGGCGGAACTGGTTCCTTAGTCTCTGAGGAATGGAATAGTTTGGCGATATGTCAGATAAAATATCCTGCATAGGTGGAAGCCCATCTAGGATTCTTGAGTTCAGTTTATTAGTCTTAACATCAAAGATGTCTCCATCTATTACAGGAATGTGGGATCTCCATACACCGTAGTAACGAACCCTCGTTGAGTTTTGCTTGTTTATAATTGGGACAACCATTCTAAGCATGCCGTTTTGAATCATGAAGTAAGGGGTAGAGTTTCCAATCCCAGACTCTAGTGCAGACCTGTGATAGCTCAGCCCGAATAAAGCATTAAGCCTGTTGTAAAGGCTGATACCTTTGCCTACTTGAATCATTCTTGACGGGGCGATCCTAACTCTCCCGTCCCTGCCCCACACAGCAAAGGTAATGTCTTCGCTGCCTACACAAGAGTATCCTCCGTTCTCTTGCCATTCGTATCGCTTTCGCTTGTAGTACAGTCTGATGTACTTCCAGTAAGGAATTGACTCCCTGTTGGTTAGGTACTCTTCACAATCAGAACCAACCTCTGGGCTAAGATAGAGACTCCTTTCCTGCCTTCTTGTTGTATGTCGATCGTGATTCTCATTATTGCTCATGTCTGGAAGGACATCAACAAGCTCGGCATAAGTATTTTCAAGGTGATGCTCAGACATCCCTTCCATTCTCATGTCTCGGAACATGTGTCTGTTTTTTAAACTATGTGGTATAGTAAAATCATACAGAGACTTACGCCATTTGTTGTTTCCCATGCGAATATTGTACGCTTCGCTGCATCTGCTAACATCCAGTGACAGATTTCTTGTGACTGGATCCATTACATATATAAGCTTTTCCATTTAATTATTTTTTCTTAGTTCTTCGGCCAATTCTTCTACGTTTGATCTGACCCACGACAAAGCATTGGCCTTTAGCTTGTCGGTGGCGAGGTTCCTGTGCAGGTGGCAAGGAACTATTCCGTTATCCATCAATATCTCATCAAGAGACTCCTCATCAACTTCAAGCCAAAACAATGGCAGATCTTCATCTACATCTAGGTGACTTGATTGATTCATACTCCATAATGATCATATCCACCATAGCAAGACTGCGCTTGAGCTTCGTAAGGATCATACCCTGAAGTTTTATTATCTTCTTCGAGATCCTTTTCTAAGATCTTCTCTTGAAGTTTATCAGCGTACTGTTCGAACTCTAGTTCCTCTATGCCATATTCGGTTACCAGTTCTGAAAGTTCCTTTGTGTATTCGTGTAACAATATAGAATCCCAAAGGTCTGGTATCTGGGCAGCATCTGTCTTCAGCTCATCACCATAAGTGGCAACCCATTCTTTCATTACCTGCATGGCAGCATCTTCTTTCTCTGCGTCTGTATATTCTACAGGAATAAGATCTTCTTGCTTGTCCTTGCTTTGAGAGAAGCCGCTAACAACGGGTGTTGATTTAGGGTAGCTCGTTGCCCCATACCTGTTGTACATTGGTAACTGACTCCCATTGCCTCGCCAATGAGTTGTGGCAACAGGACGCTTAACCTCTATTAGGTTGTCTTTCCATTGATCAGGAAAGCTCTGATCGTCAGGCGGGGTAACAAGCATATCCGAAACAGCATGGCTGATATATCTTTCAGGGATAACACCATCCCACTCTTCGGGATACTCAAACCACTGCTTGTAAACGCAGTCGTACATAGAGTCAGACCGACACACCCTGCCGTGTATGTCATACATTGCAGAGTCCATCTTACCTATCGTGATATGTAAGCCATCTTGGCTTTGCTCGTTATCCTTGTCTGTCCCTGACTGAAAAGCAGTAGAAGAACAGTGATGATGTACAGTGCCGTTAACAATGTACCCTTCAAACATTTCACGTTGCTTGTCTTTCTCTTCTCCATCGACCTCCTTTGCGGTCATGCCTGTGCCCCTTTCTTGAGGGAAAGCCCACGCCTTCCAATTGTTTTGTTCGGGGTGATAGAGCAAGCGCACTTGCGTCTCGCTCTTTGTCGTGTCGTAAGACCACTTGAAGAAAGAAAGAATCTTATTCCATTCTTCGATAGAGATCTTGCCGCCTTTCCAAGAGAGAGCTGGCTCTCCCTTGACTATCTTTACTGGTTGGTGGCCAGTGTAGAATTGTGATTCTACTGGCTCATATACTGTATCTTTGTGTAGTATTAGTTGCATTATTTTACTCCATTTCTTCCGGGGTCAAACCAAGAGCACTAGCTATAGCATCTTTGTTATTCTCCCAAATTTCTTCTGCGTCCTCATCTAACTCTATGGGTTCTGAGTCTTCAAACTCAGTGTTATGAGTGTCCATATGTTCTTCATCATGATAGCCTTCTTCGTGCATTTGATCTGTGATCATGTCACGAATCTTATCTACCACCTCTTCTTTGCTTTCTAAACCATCAAAGTCTCCAGCACTAAACCTTGTTCTTACTGTGTAGAAAGCTCTGTGTGTTTCATAAGAGGTGTAGTCCCTGCTTTGGGTTCCATCACAATTTACGATAAACAAGGCTTCATTATCTAGTCTTTGCCTCCTTTCAGCATCTGCCCTCAGCCTCTCATCTCTTTGTTGACGTTGAGCTTGAAGCTGTTGGTCACGCGCCCAGCGAGAACTAGGTGCTTTGGATGCGTCGAAGTTTTCCAAGACATACTCGATGATGCCTTCCGATGTGACCACCTCATCTGGGATTACCAGATTTGTGGATGCCCGTACCTGTCCCCTTGTCATGGGGTTTGTCGGTGCTAGCTTGACCATTTCTATTAGAGGTTGGTCAAGTACCCTCTCTATGGTTACCTGTTCCATAAAATTATGCTGCTATCTTAGCTCCCTTTTTAAAATTATCCATTGCCCACAAAGGCTGAAGATTTGTGTAGTGGAAACATTTCTTTTGTTCTGACTCTTTTGTTAGATCAAAGGAAGCACAAGGCTTTATATGGTCGATGTGTATATCGCCCGCTAAGAATTTCTTCCATGACATACCCCTTTTGAACTTGGATTTGAAATAACACTTGAAGTCATCAATAGTCATTCCCAACAAGTCTATTGTACTAGAATGCTTAACCCTGCCCCTAACAGCATGACTAAGCCTACTTCTAAGCAGACAACTCAATTTGTATTGTGGGTTTGTGTGGTATTTATTATATAGGTACTTCTTAGTTTTATTATAGTTTTTACTACGGGATTTTTTAATACTCTCTTTACCTTTTTCTGATCGAGACCAATTCCTTTTAAGCTCTCTGAGTTTTTCTAATTTTTCTGGGTCTTTACACATATTATTTCTTTGTTCTTTTCTCCTTTTATTAATTTTTTCTTTGTTTAAACTGTAGTATTTTTTTTCGTATTCCCTACTTTGCTCTCTGTTTTTTTCTCTCCATTCATTTTTTAACTTTCTTTTTTTATCGTAATACTCCGGGTTTCTTTTGTTAATCTCCAGCCGACGTTTTGCTTGCTTGGATTCACGCTTCTTCCTTTTAGGGTCTTTCCTCCGCTCCCTTGCATATGCGTTATGGCAATCCTTACACTTTCTGTAATACTTGATGCCTTGTTGTTTCTTAAGATCATACACGAAATCCGTTATCGGTTTTGTTTTGCCGCAATGACAGCATGTGCTTTTTCCGTTCTTACCTAAGTATTTGCTAGGGTTTCTTCCTTCCCCGTCCCACTTCACCTGTCCCAAACATTTCCTGCATGTCTTCCGCCTCCCGGTTTTGTTTTTGGAGTTTTTATTTAAAACGGTAAAGTGTGCAATTGGTTGTGTGACTTTACATTTTATGCACTCTCTTTCTCCGTGGTTAATCCTGCACTCCTTGCTGCAATGGGTTTTGTTATTGTTATAAGATATAAACTTTTTAGCACATGTCGGGCAGGACTTTTCTTTATAGTTATTCTTTCTTTCATATACTCCTGTAGGCATTGATCATTCCTTTCTCACAAAAAACTTTACTTTAAAGCCCCGTCCTCAAGCATACCTTTCTTAACTGTCTCAAACATATAAGCTGAGTTCCTAGAAAGCATAGGCATATGCTCCTTCATATCTTCAGGCAAAGACTCAGCTATACCTCCAAGAACATGATACCAAAGAAGGTGTAGCATATGCGCCGCTGCCCACATATTAGCCAGCACAAGTTGAGGTGTTTCTTTCTGAGCCTCACCAGTGCAACCATCTGCATGTACTGGGGATCCAGTTCTATCTGTCAGGATTTCGGGATAGTATACCCTCGGGTCACATGGCGTGCCCTCATATGAAGCATCATAATAATATCCATCGGCATCTGTATATCCATTGCCGCCAATGATAGAGCACACACCATCCCTGTCGCACACATGTAGTATCTCGGCTCGACTTGGATGGTTGTCCGCGCAACCAAACAGAACTACTTCATCTTTGTCGTGTCTTAACCAATAATTCCCTGAATCACTTAGGTCTACCTTACTACATGTGAAGTACTCGTTCTTTGCGTAGAGATTGCATGCTGCTTCCTGAGCATACTTCCTCATCAAAGCCTCAGCTTTGTTGGAACCTATGTCAGACGGGCTGAACAGTTGCCTGTCCATATTCTTAGGTTCAAGTGTATCTCCATCCCATAGATAGATGTTGTCTTGTGGATTAGCTAGTTTAACCAGAGCGGGGAGTAACCAACTCCCCACTCCGCCTGCTCCTATAACATGATAGTTCCTACTCATCATCATCTCCTATATTATCAAATGCAGCTTGAAGTGATTCTATATCTGGATCTTGTTCAAGATCAGCAAGAACATTATCAATTTGCTCATCAATATCCGGGTCATGGAATACTCTGTGCGATGAATCTGTACACATTACGTTCCGCAAAAACTTACGCTGTATTGACCCAGATTTTACACCCAGCACTCTTTCTTGAAGCACCTTGTACGGGTCAGTAAGAATCTCTCTCTGCTCATTCGTCAGTTTGTAGAAGTACCCCGCGCAAACAAGAGCGCGTAAAAACAACAGCACTTCTTCTCGGTTCATCCTATCTACATCTTCTTGTCTACTGTAATTCTGTAGGTTGATGTAATACTTCCCCTGATCGGCAAGAACATTCTCAAATTGAGCTCTTATATTTTCCTGTCGAACAACGGGCCTGCTTATCAAGTCCCTTATTATTATTTTACTTATATTCATACCGGTATCCTTTCCATGGTTACACTATTAAAAGACTCCATCAACTCATGCAGTTTGTCATGTTCACATTTGATAGGCAGCTGCTGGTTGTCCTCAGCATGAAATCGAAACATCATTTTAGACTTGGTTCTCAAGTCTCTTATCAAGTCACTGTTCCAAGGGGTGCTGTAGAACAGTTCAAGATTTGCCTTGGTTGATTCAACAAGACCTACTTCTGTTGCATATGAAGCTCCGAAACATATCTTGCCATCCTCATACACGTTACCAGTTGGTAGTCGGAACCAACCTTTAGCAGCTTCGGGCATTCGATGTTCAGCAATATAATTTTCTCTAATCTTACAGTGCAGATAAGAGTTCTGCGGGGTGAACGCAGTCATTCCTGTCCTCACTGCGCCTTCTCCAGCTTGGTATCCTCTTGCATGGGATTGGCCCATCTCGAAAGATATGTATAGCTGTAGCGAGCTAGGTACTTGCCAGTCTAGTGAGTAGGTTTGGTAACCATCACCATTCATTTCTCTGAATGTAGGAGCAATCCACTTATCAGTTACTGTTCCCCCATTTGTTTCAGTACATACTTCATATGTAGTGTTGAACCTTAGTGTCTTTAGCTCAACGCTAACATAATATGTTCCTCTCATGTCTTCTCTACCTGACGGAACGAAGCTAACGTGAATAGGCTTACCGTTGTAAGTTGCTAAGTCCATCAGCCTAGTTGGAGCAGCATCTACAAACTTCTGCAGATGTTCTTCCATTGTTCCCTTGTATTGGAGGACGTGCCTTGGCTCGTAAACACCTTCATCTGTTATTATCAGGTGTGCACCACCAACTATATCTTTATATGTTCTATTATCTCTTTGATTATTCATTTTATTTTATCAGTTATAGGAACAGAAAACCCCCATGGTTTCCCATGGGGGTTGCTGTTCTGCTCCTAAAGACTACACTTAAACGGCCTTTGAATTGGCCGCTGTCTCGACGGTAATGACGTCGCCGTTAGCGACCCCATTGGTCATCGGCTGAGCCGCCCCGTCGATTAACGCTTTGACGTTATCGCCAAAGCCCAACGCTGCCCGCACCCTGCCGAGTACTTCCTCAATAGAGGAGCCCTCTGGCACAGATGTGGTGACCTGCCGCTCCAGTCCATAGCGGACTGTTACGGATACCTCCGATGCCTTAGAATTGGCAGCGGTCTCGACAGAGATTACATCTCCATCACGAACGGTGTTGCTGTCTGGCTGAGCAGCACCACCGATTAACGCCTTGACGTTGCAGCCAAAGCCAAGAGCAGGGCGAACCTGCTCCAACACCTGAGCGATGGACGTACCTTCACTCACCTCAATTGAAGCACTGCGCTCCAAACCATAACGAACAGTAATATGTATCATATCACATTTCCTATTGCCCCTTGTTACATGACAGGATTGCCCGGGACATGGCTCTCCTGTTTCCAGTCAACATTGACTTGAAATTCTTTGTATGGTTTTAGTTCAAGACCAATACCCCATTCCTTACGTTTGTCGTAGGTTTCAAGAAGGGAGTGAACATCTCCCCCATCTCGGCACGGGCCGGGGCAATATCCTTCGTGCCTGTCTTCCACCAAATTTCCACATGAGTAGCAGATGGCAGATTTCGTGTACTTCAATACCTCGTGCGCTCTGTTAACAAGGTATGCTTTGCTCGGTTTATTTTTCACTTTTCCTTGAGTTTGATATTGTTACATAAGCCAACATGTCAGGGTTCCATCCCTTTCTTTTAAGCCTTCGCTCTATAATTGGCCTGTTATAATACTCTCTTAAGGCATTTACTTTTTGCTCGTCCCCTAAACTACATGAAATAATACGCTGTACTTTAATCAATTGTTTTTGGGTAAGTACCTGTCCAAGTTTCTGCTTTGAATTGCTAGACATTTTTTAACCTCTTCTATCGTCACTTTGCTTTTCGAAAGCTGCTCCAACCTTTCGTCTTCAATCAGCTCTTTCAGAGTTATGGTAACCATTCTTCTATTATGTTTATTACTATTATTATACATAGGTAACCTTCCTTTCCTCCTTAAAAGAAAAGGGGCCCCATGTCAGGAGGAAGCATGAGACCCCTTCGCTTGCCATACGTAAGCAAACGCCCCCTGTCTACCACTCAGCAGACAGGAAATAATCGGCACACTGGCGGATACATAGGGCGACTACTAAACTCCCCCACACATCTTAATAGTGCGACTACCAGAGTGCCTAAAGTTTTACTGGTTCTGAATATATAAGGTTCTTCACCTCGCTCTGAGGTATAGATACCTCATCGTTCTCGCCTATCTTTGGTTCACTACCAAGGATGGCATATAACATCTCTTCATTAGTTTTGTCTGGGTTCACCCACACAGGCACGATAGCTACTGAGTTTAGCTTTCCAAACTTAGGTTCCAGCAGTGACTTAGTTACTGCTCCATCTAGCTTGGCTATGCCAAACCTATAACCCGCACCGTTTAGGTGCACACTATTCTTTTCAAACTGGTTCATATTAAATTCCAACGTCCGTTTTCTTTTGTTCCGATAACGGATTTGACTGCATAAGGAAAAGATGAATTGTTTGCGCTTTTAATTTTGTATATTTTAAAAGGGCCAGATAACGCTTCATTATATTGCAAGTCTTCCAGTTGTTTGTCTGCTGTTAGCTCCGTTAAAAACGGCCCCCAATTAGATTTGGGGTTTCTGATCTCGTAATAGTATTGAATCGAATTGTTCATTTGATTTGTATTAAAGAACTGATAGGCGGCTATGACAGGTAACAACAACACCTACGTACCTCTTAATAGTACGACTACCTATCAGTCTTAAGTTTTACCACAAGTGGTCATACTCCTTGGACTTCAGCCATTTAATAATGGCTACTATCTCTCTTTGTCTCCACTTCTTCCCCGTTCTTTTGCCCTCACGTTTAGCCCTAGTGATTGAGTTGTCTAGTTCATCCGCTACAGTTCTGTAAACGTCCCATATACTAAACCCTCCAAACCAGTTTGATTCTTGGCCGTAGTCAGGATCTTCTATCATCCTTTCCACATGCCATGTCAGCTTGCGGATCCCTTCAGGTCTGTCTAAAGACTTAGGTATCTTCATTCTTTAGGAGCTCCTTTATCTTTGCGAACTTCACCAGTCCCTCCTTAGTGGAGACCAGTCTGTCTGCAATCATGTCCTTGAACATTAACTGTCCCCGGTCTACTTCATTGCGTTCCACTCGCTTACTAGCGAGCCTGTTTCTTTTCTTTAACTGCATCACCAGTCCTTCCACCAATCTACTAGGATTAAGGTTAAGAATAGCACGGTTGCGAATAACGCAACCGCACCAAATACATTAAGTATCATTCTTTTTCCTCAGCCTCCCATGCTGTGTTGGCACAATCTGCTCCGTGTGGGCTTTTGTAACGACGAGGAGAAGGCAGTTCTTCTTCCTCCACCCAGTCAAACGAAAAGTATTCTTTGAATACCCTTGCTGCCACACGTAAATCTACGTGTGGGCTGTCGTCAAAACCTTGGAGCATTTTTCTCATGCCCCTTATTCTGGCAGACATCTCTTCAGTCCCCGCTTTCGTGCGAGGACGCAACATGCTATCTTTCATAAGACCTATAATACTTTCATCCCTATGAACTCATGCCCATCCTTCTCAGGGAAAGAGTTCCTCAACTCCTCCAAGGCAAGACGCCTTGCGTTTTCCAGAGAGGAACCCTTACTCGGAACCTCCAGCATTTGAATGTACCTCTCCCCGTCTTGGACGTTCGTTTGTTTCCAAGTAGGGGAAGAGACAGTGACCATAAAGGAGTACCCCTTATAGTTCTTGTGCTCCAGCTTTGCCATATTACGAGAGCTCCTTTCTCCTGCGATCCGCAGTCCTTTCCCAACGCGCCTGAGTCTTGCTCGGTACGTCTACCAATTTGCCACTCTCCAGAGCGGTGGCAATCTCTTTGACCAACGTGGCCAAATCCTCAGAGTTAGCAGCACCTTTAATCTGCTCTCTGATTCCCATTCCACTATCTATCTTTAATAGCTTCATGATTTATTTCCTAAACGAGGGCACAAAAAAAGACCCCCAACCAAATCGGCTGGGGGTTTTGTTTGTCGTGTCCTCTTTTGTACCTATCGTGATAGACACAAAAGAAGACACGCAGTTGAGAGGGCATCTGCCATAAGGCAGAGGAGAATACTCCCTAACAACTGACATGTCTCTGTGTCGTGTTTGTTTTAGATGTCCACGACTACATCTATTGACTCTCGCTGAGAGCCACTCCTTGCTATTGAGCCAACTAGCGCAGAGTACGCTAGCCAACTAACTGTTCCGCATAATAGCTATGCCCATACGAATCGTATGGATTGTGCACGGTCTCACAGTTATCACCCGTCCATGTGCTATGCATGGCTGGGGTCGTTCGGTGTGGTCGCGCCCGTGACCTTGTGTCATGGGCTATCCTCGTAAGAGTAGGCATGCCTTTGCCGACACATCAAAACTGCCAGAATTATAAAGACAATTCTACACGGACAACCTCTAGCGACCGTGCTACACCCAAATACATGGTTCACACGGAGAGACTAAAGTGTTGTCCGCTAACAGTAGTTGACATGACTCGCCACTACCACTGCTCATAGCTTGCGAGTGTTTGGCTTGCTGGCCCTACGCTGGCATTCCCGACTAAACGAATCACGTTGCATTGTGAACGCGCACTTACTCATGCCTATTGCACGGTAATCTCAACCGTGCAGGCAACACCTAAAAGGCTGCGCTTGCTTTTCTCTGTTCCAGTCTCAAGACGTGTCCACACAGGCTCACCCGTATGCCCCACTTGCTCGCACAAGTGGCTGTCCCTAACGGTTTTTTCTTCCGCATATTCGCTTACGCTCCAAGGGACGTTCGTTTGTTTCACCGCCGCTTCCGCGACAGCCTATCACCAGAACTGATATTACATCACACAACGTGATTGTGCCTCGACTCTCCGATAGCGTCCTAGCCTAAAAAGACTCGACTATCAGCACGATATTTGTCGGCTTACGCACACTCTCACACTATGAGCAGGCAATCTAAATTGACTGCCATCTGCCTTGAATAAAACAAAACAGATGGCAAGCAATGAAGAAAGCGGGCAGGCTTTTACACCTACCCGCTTCGCGGTTATTACTTATTTGTGATATGTTACCAATTCACTTTTGTTTACCTTTCTCGCTGCCGCTTTGGCGGCTTTGTAATGGTTCTTCACTTCGGTCTGACGACCCCATCCACCACGTAGGTTTCTCTCAGGGTCAAACAAACTCTCGACAGGGACTGCAACTAGTTGCTTGTCCTTCGACTGCCGATAAACCTTCGCCTCTCTTTTCTTTCGAGAGGCCCGTTTCTTTCTGTATCGGGTTCCCGTCCTCATTTATACCTTTCGTCAAATTGGGCAATCTGGATTTGATTTTGGAGCATTCGCTCCGCAACCTGCAACACCCCTTTCGGGCATTGCTTTCCTCGCCCCACTACCCACGCATATAACGCGGTTAGCTCGACGCTAGTTGGAGGGACTGATGCCTGCTCCTTTTTATCGGTCACAGGTCTTTCGCATTTCGCGTTCATCTGATACAAACGACAGGAACTTGGCCTGTCCGTTTCTGTCGTTTGTACCAGCAAAGTACTTTTTACTGATTGAAAAACAAAAAAAACAACGAGATAACAAAAAAAACCCCCCACACTCTTTCGAGTGTGAGGGGTCTGTTCCCGCTAGGGGTTTATGCTTTAAGCATTTGACTGGGAGTGAGTTGGAGCGTCTTGATTAAATCAGACTTATTCAATCCCTTTTTCACCATCCGCTGGGTGACAACCTGACGCAAACCGTTTTTCTTCATAATGTTGCCGGGCATCGAGACTGAGAACGAAAGTTCGATCTCGCCTTTTTCGATGTTCGCGGCGTGCTTGGATAAGGATTCTTTTCCAATTTCAACCGTGAACTTCCGAACATCCTTTGCGATTTGCTTGGCCGCGTTTATCTCGGTCGCATCGGGGTTGCCCGCGATGATGCCGAAAAGATACTTGGCCAACCGTGCCGCGTTTGAATCTTTGCCCGCCTTGTCAGCCTTGCAAAGATTCAGCTTGCCCTTTTCCGCGAGCGCATCGTAATTCGCCTTGGCAGACGACTTGCGAGCCGATGCGGCAGTAGCGTAAAGCCGCGCCTTGGTATCGTATTTTTTAACGACTTTCGGCTTGGCTTTTGCCTTGGCCTTTTTACGGGCTGGCTTTGCGGTTGTGGTTGTGGTTGTGCGACGTGAACCCGTCGCTCCGCTTGTGCGTGTTTCGCTTTTCATATTATTGATTGAAGTATAGGGGTTGAGTAACGGGGGAAACGTCCTAACCGTTACTGTCCTTTCTTCAATAGTGTATTTCTGCCCCAATGCGGCGCGGGATTTTCCTTTTAAAGAAAATACTATTTCGTTGATTAACGGGAGTGTCCTGATATTTGGGATTCACTACCCCCCGGTGGGAGCGGGGTATGGGGGGGTACGCCCGTGTGTGTGTGTATACCTGCTTGCGCGACTTTAAGCCCATTTCTAGAAACGACTTTTTCGGGGGATGCCTAGGTGTTAGGCTGTCTGGGCTATGGCAGACTTAATTAAAACGCTACAGTTGGCTCTTGAAGAGGTTGCGACAATAGGAAATCAGAGGGCTATTGATATAATAGAGCGAGCTATAGTGCAGGCTAGGCAAATTAATAAGCCTAGGTGATGTCTTTGTAGCCTTTATTCTCTAAAAGGCCCCATGCGCCTACGTAGAGCCCCCATTTGGAGTCTTCTTTTTTCTCTGTATTAACGGATATGGTCTTCATTCCATAGATAATATCGTAGGGAATGATGAGGAAGTGCATGCTGGCGAGGCCTAGGAAGATATAGAAGTCTATATCGTTTAGGTCGTGGATTGTTTTTTTATCGTGACCGCCTCTGATAGTCCACTTGTAGCATCTTTCTTTACCTGAGGGGTGGTTATATTTGGAGGCGGACTTCACTTGTATTTTGTGGGTGAAGATGCCTTTGGTTATTATTCTATCATAGGGGGCATAATCTCCTTCTGGTGTGGAGACATACCAATCTCTTTTGAGAAGTTCAGCTGTTACTAAGCATTCTGCTACACTGCCGTATCGCTTATTATAATGGGTTCCCAAAAGAATCTGTGGGAGGAGCGTCTGGGTAGTTCATAAGGGATGGCACTCTTAGTTTTGTGTATTGAGGTACAAATTCCACTTCTATTTCCCCTACGGGCCCGTTCCTCTGCTTGGCAACGATGAGAGACAATGGGTATGGTCTATCCATTTGATTGTCAACAGCATTATCTCTATGGATCATGATGACTACATCTGCGTCTTGTTCGATTGCGCCGCTATCTCTGAGGTCGGTTAGTCTTGGTTTGCGGTCATTCTTGGCTCCGTCTCGGGATAGTTGTGATAGGCAGACTACGGGGACGCCTAGTTCTCTTGCTATTTGTTTTAGTGCTGAGGAGTAGGATGCTATTTCTCTGTCACGGGTTTCGTGTTTCTGGTTGGTGGTAATAATTTGTAGGTAGTCTACGATTACCATGTCTATTCCGAAGTCACGTTTGTACCGTTTAGCTTTTGATTTTATTTGGTGGATAGTGATGGAGGAAGAGTCGTCTATGAATATGGGGTATTTGGATACGTGATCTATACCTACTGCTATCTTCTTTAGTTCTTCTGGGGACAGGTCTCCGTTGAGACAGTCTCTGTAATTGAGATCCATGTGAGAGCAGATAGATCTCATCATGATTTCGGAGGCTGACATTTCCAGAGAGAAGAACAGGACTTTCTTACCAGCCTTGGCGGCAGCATCTGCTATGCAGATACCTAGGGATGTTTTACCTACTGAAGGCCTAGCTGCTACGATATTGAGGTGGTTTTTGTTTAGGCCATTGATCATTTCGTCTAGGTTAGAGAGACCAGTTGTTATCCCAGTTACCTTGCCTTTATTTTCGAAGCATGTCTGAAAGAAATCTACAGCTTCAGGTGCAACGTCCTTATAAGCCCGTACAGACGTTTCTTTATCCTTTGCCCTACACAGACCCTCTACGCTTTCAAAAAGCTCTTCTAGTACCCCTGTAGGCTCAGCATTGCCATCTGTAGATATTCTATGTGATACCTCATCGCACAGACGTTTAGTTTCTCTGGCTTTGTGTAGGTCGTTCAGGATCCCGAGGTAGTACTCCCAATTGGCGGATGATGGAGTTAGAGACTCGCATTCATCCATGAAGATGATGGTGTTGGTTTCTTTGTTAGCTTTCAGAAGTTCGTGGGAGAGGGTTACTCTGTCCACCATCTTGCCTGTGTCGCTTAGCTTGAGCATGGCGACTAGGAGATTCTTACAGCTAAAGCTTGTGAAGAGTTGCAGTGGCTTCTCGGTTTTACCGAGAAGCTTGTCGAGTACTTCGGGGTCTAGGAGGATGCAACCTATCAGAGCCTTCTCTGCATTGATGTCTTCTAGGTGCGTTTTTGTTCTGCTCATTTTCCTTTGTGTTAGAGATATTAATTAACTAGAGATATATATGTGATTATTTACTTGTGTTAGAGATACTAGTACTATATAATATATATATGTGATATATGATTACTCTGGTTTTCACGAGTATTTTTCGTAAATTTCCATAGTTTCTGGGTCATTTTCCATAGCTCCTATGCCATTTTCCACAGTTGTTGTGTTATTTTCCACAACACTACTTATGTCTTTTTCCATAGTACTTAGGTTATTTTCCATAGTCCTGTCTATTCCTGAGTAGGTGTCAGTTTTAGATCTGTTATTTGTTTTTATAACAAGCCCCTTGGATTCCAGTGTATTAATTTTTCTCTTAACTGTCTTCCAAGTGACACCTGTTTTGGCTGCGATTCGGTTGAGGCTCATGTCGTTTTCACACAGCAAGGCTGCATAGATGCGAAAGCTCAGGGCGTCAATGTTGATTTGGTTTAACTGATGTATTGTCATTTCAAAAAAAACTCCCCACCCGGGCCAAGTGTATGAGTGCAGAGGTGGCGCTAGGATGTGAGCAGAACTAGCTAGAGCCCTCAGCCCGAGGGGGGATAAAATTATTGTTGTTGTTGTGGTAGGCCGTTAATCTGCCTTGGCCTGCCACCCTCTGCGGGACGCACCCTATGTGCACGGCAAAGGCCTTGCAAGTTTTTTTTTCTAAAAAAATGTTTTATGATGAAAAGCTCCTGAAAAGTATATCTGAGACCGGGGTAATTAGCCTGCCTCAGATGAAGCTAGTTTGGGAGGTTATGCAGGAAAAAATGCTGGATCAGCTGATTAACCAGCAACGATCCATAGACCTAGGGTTTGCAGAGATATACCCCATACCCTACAGGGCTAACTGGAAGAACGGACTGCATGATGAGTTCAAAAACATAGGTCAAGACTTCAAGGGCAAGGGGCATGATGCCTGTGTCGAAATAGCCAAAAACAAAGGGTTTTGGGCAGAAATGAGTAACACTAGGCTACTTGCTTTTAAGAACGACCATATCTACTGGGGGCTAGAGGTAGCACCTAGGAAGTCTTGGTGGAGCAATATGATCAGATCCGAGAAGAATAAAAGAAAGAACTTGTCGGCGGCTGATTATTGCAGGTACGTAGCTAGGGTTGTTTACAAACTGAAAGGCAATTTAATAGATGTATATCGTTCGTTCATATCGCAAACGAGTATCCCGTGCGGTGGAGTTCGGAACAGCCGCGTTGCTGGGGGCCATTTCCTTGTGCCGTTCATTAGGGGCCGTAAAGTGTCTGCCTCACATCCTGAAAACAGGGGCCCAGTTGATGTGGTGGTCAATCTTCGGGATGCCTTACACGCAAATGGTGGACTCGACCACACGAACGGCGAGATACCGAGAGTGCTTTCAGTGTCCGATATTCAGCCAAAAGAGGAGAACTTGCGGTGAATACAAGGATCCTGAGTTAGGATGTATGTGCTATATGCCACTAAAAACTAAATACAAGGACGCTACCTGCTGGGCGCGTGACAACAATCTGGAGTTTGGATGGGATGAGTGAAACAGGAAATTTAATGGAAGACGACAAAAACTTGGACATTCCTGAGGGTGAGACACCGATTGTCCCACCAACTAAGGGAATGTTTTCAGACAAAGAAGCCAAACAGGCGGCAGCTGGGACTGGCCTAGTAGCCCTCAAGAGAAAGAAATACTCAGAGCTCAAGAAGCTTGGGGACTTCATAGAGAACGAGGGAGTGGTTAAGACCAGTATTGGCTATGTCTTTCTCTCGGCAGAGAAGCTTGAGCCGTTAATGCAGCTAGCATCTGACATTGCGTATGAGTCTGATGACGACGCTATAAAGCTTCAGGCTATAAGCAAAGCAGTAGAGGTTTCTAAACAGCTAACAGAGTCCGCTAAAATATGCGGAAACATGGTGAACAATAAGCAATTGAAGTCTGAGGAAACAAAGAAGAAGGCCAGCTTTATGCCCGGTCAACAAATTACACCTATACAAATAAATGACCCAAAACAAGTCACAATCAGTGGAGGAAAGCCTGACGACGGAACAGGCGAGGGAGGCGATAATATTAACGCTGAACAAAATGCAGCACAAACCGAGCACAGCGTTCCTCGCGGGGATTCTGTCGCAAGCCCTGAATTTAAAAACGGGGATGGCGAAGAAGGCGGCTAAAAACAAAATCGAGAATTTAATACTATTTGATAAGAAGCAAAGCGACTATGGGAGTAAGAACATAGCGGCTTGGGACAAGAAGGAGTTGAACATGCTTGGTGTTGGGTTTCGGCTAAACGATAAGTTGCAGAGAATGATGAACTTAACGTGGAACCGAATCGAAAACAAAGAATCGCCAGCCGCATTGAACGAGCCTATGCTAGACACAGCGAAGGACATAGAGAACTACGGCACAATACTGGAGTTACTAGAGTCCGACGAGTGGAGTTAATACAATGCCGGGATACGGAAAAGGATACAAGATGGGTTCCACTAAGAAAAAAGCTGGAACAGCAAAGAAGTCTTCAACTAAGAAGAAAAAGCCTTCAAAGAAAAAAAGTAGCTATGGCTATTAAAAAAAAGAAAGCTCTTACAAAGAGGCAGGAGGACACTCTTAAGAAACATTCTGTCCACCATACAAAGAAACACATGTCCACTATGAGGAAGTTGATGTCTGAGGGTAAGACATTTACTGAGTCCCATAAGATGGCAATGAAGAAAGTGGGTAAATAATGGCGGCTAAAAAAATGGTAAACGACTATGGCAGATACTAAGATTAAAAGAGTTAGGCCTACCGCACCTGATTCGCTTTATGAATATATTGTTCGAAGCGAGGGTAAGGGTAAGGAGGGTAGGCCCGGATATGCTTATAAAGACCACAAAGGAAACCTGACAATAGGAGTTGGTCATCTTATTACAAAGAACGACCCTGTGTTGAAAAGGGTCGTTGGCAACAATTATAATGTGATTTTGTCTGGGGGCATGCCTTTAAGCAATTCCCAGATGCAGAAACTGTTTGATTACGACATTAAATCTAAAATTAACTTAGCGAGAAGGAAGGTTAAGAACTTTGATAGTCTTCCTAAATCAGCTCAGAATGCTGTTGTGGATGGTTTTTTTAGGGGGGATCTGTCAGGGAGCCCTAAAACTTTAAAGCTGATGAACAGCGGGGATTTCAGGGCAGCTGCTGAAGAATACCTGAACAATGCTGAGTACAGGACTTCCAAAAAAGAAGGAACTGGAGTGGCTCCTAGAATGGAAAGAAACGCTGCAGCTTTTAAAGGGGTTGTTTTAGGGGCAAAAAAACTTCCTATTAAGGCTAAGGCCCCTCGAAAGGGAGAGGGAATTGTAAGGGGAAGTGATGGGAAATCTTACTTTAGGATAAGAAAGACAAGGTAATACATGACCGAGATTCAGAAAGAGATGGCGGGGAAAGTTTCAAGCATACTTTCTGAACATTTCGGACACGCACTTGTTGTTCTTTCCAACGGTGAACTAGAAGAAAAAGAATACATTAGTCTTAGGTTTTATGGTGGAGCCTTGACTGCGGCGGGTATGGCAGAGTACGCCAAAACCGTTTTGATTGATATGCTTAGCGAGGGATCTGGAGATCCTTCAGAGTTTGATGATGAAGATGGTGAAGGTGGCGGTGAGTTTCATGCCGCTTAAATTCTGAGAAGCTTAGCTGACGGGCTTTCACCCCCGATTTGAATATCGTGGAACATTTCTCCCAATATGCAGTATGTTGCTGCGTCCCATACGTGCTTGTGTTTGTTGTTCCTAACGTATGTTCTCTTGCTTCTTCCTTTAGTTTTCTTAAGACCACCTTTTAGTGAGTCTATCATTCCTTCTGCTTTTACGCTTATTGTTAGTTTTCCTTCGGTAAGCAGCTGCTTTGTAAGCATAACCCTTAGTCTAACGGATTCAGCGAACTTCGGGCACGGGCTGAGCTGTATCTCACCTCCAGTAACTTGAGATACTATCATTGCGTCCCAAGTTCCAGCAGCCGACCTAAATCTATCCACCGCGCTGGCGTCAGACCAGTGAATCCACTGGTATCTTTTTCCGTTTACTTCCTCCCATTCGCGCATCATTTCTTGAAAAGCTATAGTAAAATCCTCAATCGACACCTCTTCCCCTATAATTACAAGCTCATCAAGCAAGTTAAACGCGGGCCCAGTGGATGTCATAACCTTTTCCATTATTACTGCAGCGTGGTTTTTATCTCCTAAATCCCACCCTGTGTACATTATATCCGTGTCTTCTTGTGGCAGTAGAACGTCCCAATTCTCAAAATTCCCCTCGTTATTTCCACCAATATGCCTTGAGTTAAACACTCCGGTGAAGAAAGAATCCTTTGATGTTTCGACCCACTTGCCTTCTACATATGAAGCGTACAGATCTGGGTCATGGGCAAAGGTAGCTTTAAGATCTTCAAACTCCCTAGGGTCAAGGAACGTGTTATCGGCTACTTTTGTTTCTATTAGGTGTAGATTTTTCTGGTATTGAGGGTTTGGGTGATCATCTCTTTGAGCCTCTTCGTACCATATTTTATAAGCCCAAAAATCCTGACCCTCATCCTCGCACGGATTAGTGTCAGCTATCCACATATGGCTGTCGTAAGGAACTCCGGGCATACGAAGCTGACCTTTCGGGAATCGGAAAACGTAATCTTCTTTGAAGTTTGTTAGCTCGGAAACAAATATGCAGGAAAACACGGTTCCTTTAACCTTTTGGGCTATTTCGTCCTCGATTTTAAGCGAGTGCAACTGAAACTCTGACACCCCACCGTGCATGTTGGTCACCCTAAAGTGCTCCATTCTGGTTGCTCCGTCCATTTTCATGGGGGTTTCTAGGTCACAGCCCTCTAGCTGCTCCGTCCATTCTGGTACGATTTTCTGGTACAACAAGTCCCACACTCCAACCTTAGCGTTTTTAAGCGTATTGGTGAATACACCGATTCTTGCAAAGGGAGTTTCCCATGCGTGTCTCATTAATCTTTGAAGAACCCCCCAAGTTTTAGCTGAGTATCGAGGGCCTGAAACCAGAACGTATCGTTCGTAGCAGTTAAAGATTTCGTACTGTTTAGGGCTTAGCCGCGGCATCCATATACCGCCGTCTTGTTCGCTCATAAGCTCCGCGATATTAGTGTCGCGTTTTTTTTATTCCAAGACTAGACTGGACATGGGACAAATGATACACATAGTGGCTTTGCGGAGAACTAAAATATTATGGCTCATAAAAAACTAGGCGGGTTCGAAAGACTTAAGGCTTTAAAAGCTAAAGCTGATAAAGAAATTTCAGAACGTAAATCCCAAATTTCTGATGCCCGAAAATCTGCTGCAAAAAGAGAAGCTTCTGCAGTGGACAGGGCAAGAAGAGATAAAAAGATTAAAGCCCTTAACGACAAGATGGATCTCCTTAAAGAGGAGAAGAAAAAAATAGACACTAAAATAAAAAGATTCAGTTTAGGCGTTACGCTTGGAGACAACCCAACAAAGAAGCAGAAACAAAACAGGAAGGCTGTTAAAAAATTTGTTGAGGGGGTGAAGAGTGGTGCTAAGAAAGCTGTTACTGGGATTGGTGGGGGAGTTGCCAGTAAAGGCATTAAGGCTATCAAGAGCCGTGTTGGTTCTAAAGCCGCCAAGAAAAAAACTGAGACTAAGGGGCCTGAGTTCTACAGGGCTAAAAAGAAAAAGAAATGATTACTATTCAAATAGATCTGACTAAACCCGGTTACGAGGACATAGGGGAGCTTCTTTCTGCTTACGCGGAAGGAGATACAATCATGTTGGAAAATGTAGAGGGCAGGGTAAGTGTTGCTGGCCCCGAGTTTGTTGAGGTTCAGGTGGAACACCTAGATCTTGAAGACTACATGTATGACGCTCCCGTGTCCGACAATCAGGTTATAGACAGCGCTGTCCCTGAGGGGCCAGATGCTTTGGCTTAATGAGGGAAGCTCCAGATAAGAATCTTTCCGTTGTTGTCAATAGAGACAAACAAGGGAGATATTCTTTTTCTATACACTTGAAGAGGCTCAAGCCAGAGTTTGACTTAGAAAAAGGTACAGTTGTTTTTGGTCAGTATAGCGGTTCCACCGATCAAGTTCAGGAGGGGGTTGCTGTTAAAATGTTTTTAAAACTGTACGGGCAAAGCTCCCTGAAGGAGCGCTACAATAGACTAAAAAAAGCAGTTGATGATGCGGAAGCAAAAGGAAAGCCAGTGTTGATATGATAGATTTAGATATATTAAGAGATCACGGATATTCTCAGGAAGCAATGAAGTCTGCGTTTACCGCCGAGGTTAAAAGCGACAAGATAGACAGATTCATTGGGAGGATGAGGAACAGAATCCAAGAGGGTGTCTCCAGAAGTTTAAGAGATCACAAGCTTTACCATTCTCTTGATTTAGCTTGGAACGCTCCCCTTAGGCAAATATCTCCAACCATACTTCATAGTTTAATTAGCAAGGATTCAGATGACCAATCTGTTGCTGATGCTTTGGATAACTGGGGGGTTTCCCACTTAATCGAAGATCATGTTTCGGCTAAAGGTGAAACGACGAAGGCGTTGAACCTTCCTAGGTTTTATCAAATTTTTGTTCCGCTTGTTAAGGCTTACGTAACTATTAGATGGGCTAGGATATTTAACGACCGAAACCTTGTCCCTCTATTTAAGTACGAGCCGCATAAAAGCACACAGAAAAACAGAATCAAAGGCGAGATTGTAACCGACAGGGTTCAATTAATTTCTCAGCAATACGATTATTCCAGTACGCTTTCGCAAAGTATTTTCCAAACCCTACATTACGGATATTGTTTTCAGTTCCCTAAAGAATCTTGGCATAGCGAGAAGCAATTAGTTAGAGATAGCGAGGGCAACGAAAAGGAAGTCTACATTAAAGAGGGTGTTAGATACCACATGCCTCACCCTACTAGAACTTTTTGGGATGTTGCCCACAGGCCAAGTTCTTTTAATTCTGATTCTGGTTGTAAGTTTAGTGGTTACTGGGCAATACAGCGATATGGAGATTTAAGTGGGAACGAGCATTATTACAATAAAGATAAAATTGCTGCGGGAAGTATAGACTGGCTTACATCTAATGCGAATTTTGGTCTGTATATTAACTCTGGATATTCTGGAACAGTTAAGTTTCTTCAGAAGGAATCTGGGGCTTTATTGTTGGATAGGGAAAAAGACGCTCAGTATTATACAAGCGAACATGATGACTACTCCGTCTTAGTCACAGAATACTTTGAAAAGTTAAACCCAAAATCAATGGGCTTTTTCGACTACGACCATGACGTTTGGTTCAGGTTCTGTGTGGCTCAAGATGATACTGTTATATATGCAGAGCCTCTTCCTTACTGTCCAGCCATATATTATGGATATGACAGCAACGAGCTTCAAACAATAAACCCTTCCCTATCTTTAGAGATATTACCTTTTCAAGATCATGTTGGAAACCTTCTGACCCAATATCTTTTAAGTATTAAGCAGAACTTGACCAACATGACTTTTGTTGATGAAGATCAAGTTGGATCCGAAACCGTGGAGGAAATAAATGATGCTGGGCAGAATATGTACAGTACTTTAAATTTTGTAGGGTATTCCTCTAGGAAGGCTAGAATAGGTCAGCATGACCCAGAGAAAGCTTTCACCTCGTTTAAGTTCCCTCAGCAGAACACTGCTGATGTTATAAATGGGGTTAGGTCTATACTTGATATATTAGAGCGCGTTCTTGTTTTATCGGCCCAAGAGGTTGGAGCAGCTGCGTCTCACGAACAGACCGCTGAGGAGGTTAGAAGTATTGCTAGCTACACAAGCAACAGGCTTCAGTTTACCAGCTCTGCTGTGGACAGAGCTATATATGCGTGGAAAAAACAAATATATAACGGCCTTATGGCTTACGGTGAAACGGACTTTTACGCGCAGCTGCAAACTCCTATTACAAGGGAGAGGCTAGAAAGTCTTGGGTTTACTGTTGAGGAATCGGATGACGGTATTACCTCTAAACCGGTTGTTGCCGTAAGGGATAAAACAGCTATATCTGTTGAGTCATTCTCTTCTGTAAGGGATGGAATGGACAGGATAAATAACTCAGCCAGCGCAAACGTAATGACCCAGTTGTTTGGTTCCGCAATGAGTAATCCATTAATTGCTCAAGTTGTTGGGCCAGAGCAGGCAATAGGATTGCTTAACCAGATTTTTGAACTAGCAGGTGTTCCTCGGGACTTTAGGCTTAAGATGGCAAAATCACTTGAGGAGCTTCAAGGACAAGCGCAAGAACAGCAGGCAGCAGAACAAGAAGGAAGCGAGAACGCTGCAGCTATGCAACAGCAAGTTGTTGCACAGATGCAAGAGGCTTCTCAGCTAATACAACAACAGGTTGCTCAGCAGTTGTCTGAAGCAAGCGAAGCAATAAGGCAGCAAGTATTAACTGAAGTTGGTGGGCTTACTCAACAAATTGCAGGTCAATCTGAAGCTAATGCGAACCAACTTCTCAGGCAGGCTCAAGTAATAGAGAGGCTTGCTCAATCTGTAGGGGCTACCCCCGAGCCGCCTAACCCTCAGGCCGTAGACACGATTTGATTAACTACGTAAAGAACACTACAACTGACCAAGAGGTAGTTCAGGTAAAAGAATGGCTCGGAGACAGCAGGGCCAAAGACTTTAAGAAATATGTGATGAACGAGATAGCCTTCCACCAAGCTATAGGTGGAAAAGAGGCTAGTTTAAATCGTTTAGAGAGCAGAGAATGGGAGGCTAATGAGCATATATCTAGCGCCTCCGAGCTAATAACTTTCATTAAAATACTTAATGAATACTCCAAACCAGAAAAGGAACTATACAAACTTAGTTTCGAAATAGACCCTAACTTAGAATAATGGCAGGACTACCAGACAAACCAGTATTGGAACTCAATCAAGGTATTGAAGTTGAAGGAGCAATGGACACAGAAAAAGAAATATCAGGCGCTCAGAGAAACGACCCTAATGTTAAGCATGTGGAGTTTAAGTCTCCTGATATTGTAGAGTATACAGGAGAAAAAGAATCTCCAGATAAAGAACAGGAAGAACAGGAAGAGCAAGCCAGCCAAGAGAGTGAGCCTCAGTCTGATGTTGATGGTAACCTTTTAGAGCTCAGGAAAATGATGGGGATGGAAACCAAGGCTGAAAAAGAAGCTGAAAATAATCCCCCTGAAGAAACAGAGCAGGAAGAAGCTGAACAAATAGAAGAAGTTAGTGAAGACGATGGGGGTGAAGTCAAAGATTCGCTTCCCGAAGAGAGGCCTAAAAAAAGATTAAGAAGGAAAGATCCCGTTCCCTCCATGGAGGATATGGCAAAACTTGCAGGTCAGGCGGCAGCTGAGGCGTTAAAGAAGAGCAACGATGACAGCTTGTTAGATTCTGAGCCCGATCAGCTAAACTCTCCATCTTTAGATAACGAAGATCAGTTAACCTATGAAGTGTTTAAACAGATGGAGGGCTCTAATCCCTCAAAGTATAAAGGCGTTAAGGAGCAATTTGTAAACTTTGTAGAGGCTTCTAAAAACTACCAAAAAGACTGGATAGCAAGAAACCCCGGGGAAACTTTTGACCCTGAATCCGAGGAGCACGCTTCTTTCTATGAGCAAAACGAGCCTAAGTATTCTCAAGTTGATTTCAAGAAGGCTGAAAGGCGCGTTGAGATGGAGGAGGTTATAGGCGATGTTGAGAAAAAATATCAAAGTAAAATTGATGAATTAGAGGACAAGCTTAGCAACAGGGCTGAAACTCAGCCAGTTGCTCAAGATAAAGCTAATGAAGCAATTCAAGATTTAGTAAAAGAAATTAGCCCAGAAATGGCTGGCATACTTTCAGAGAAAGGACTTGAGGAGGCGGAGAAATCAGACCCACTTGTCTTTGATAAGGTTTCTGCGGCTGCTGAAACACTGGGTAGTATGGTGTACGAAATACAGCAAAACTCAGACAAAAGCGGAACCTTCTCTGGTAACTCAAGAAACGAAACACATAAGGTTGTTGCAGAGTTCCTTTCTGAAAGGGAGAAATATGTTAAAAGCCTTCCATCTGAAAGCCAGAGGTGGAACGGGAAATCTTTCGCAACAAACTCTGAGTATAAAAAAATGTCAGTTTCTGACAAAAAAAATTACTGGACTATAGATTCGAACCTATTAACAAAGGAACTTATTAAGGAGTTGAGCGGTTCTGTTAACGCTGAAATTGAGCAATCAAGGAAAATGCTAGAAAGATATGGAGCTGCTCCTGCGGGGAAAAAGACGCGAGCCAAACAAAAAAATTCTACAAAAAACCCTAATAAACCAAACTCCCCCTCGTCTGATGCTGCCTCTGCTTCATCGCCAAATTTGACCACAGGGACAGACCAAATAAAAACTCCAGAAAAAGAATTGGCGGAAATGCTTTGGGGATAATAAAATCCTCCCACCTTTTAGGAGGAATATATTATGCCTACACAAGACCAACTGTTTGGGGATCATGGGAGCAGATGCTCTACGGCTATCTCCAACAACTACGACTCATGTGGAACGATTACTCGTTCTAACATAGCATATGCCACTCCAAGCGGGCTTTTAGATATTTTTAAATCTGGAAGTGCTGGTGAGTATCGGGACATGCAGTCCTTGATGACCACTAATATGGAGCTAAAGGCCTGCGGAACCAAGACATACGGTTTATACGACTGGCTTATGTCTTCTGCGCGTCCCGTGGGAGCACTGATCAACCAGAAAAAGATTCAAGGTACTGACTCCATTATGGAGCCGTTCATCTTGGCCTCTCAGAAGAGCATCATTAATGATGACTACTGGGCGATAGTTCAGAGTTACCAGACAACTTTTTATGGTAACAACAATGCTACAAACGGGAACGCTGCTTATCCTATTTCTGACGCTCAGCTTGTCGGAGCTACTAGGGTTCTAAGGTTGCACAACCGTTACAGCCTTGATCCGAATGCAAGCTGGTTTGTTCCCGGAGGTACGCTTCACACGTTTGGACGTAGTGCTGCAGGTGCAGCAACACGCACTCAATTCGAGATTATTGCTGCTGCTGTTGATGGTGCTGCTACTCCTGTTTTCACGGACGTTGCGGTCAAAGCTGTAAGCAATGGCGACAGCACATCTGACGGCACTATCGAAGCTGGTGTTGCTGTTATTGGAGCCAACAACGTAAGCGATTACGAGAGCTGGTGTAACAATCGTCCTGCTCTGAACCCGAATCGCGTGGTTCCGTTCTGGACTCAGACTTCTCGTTACACTCTTTGTGTGGATGAGTTCTACAAAGAATGGTTTGCTAAGCTTACTGCTAACAACCCTTACTTTGCTAAGTTCGGTGACGTTACTATTGCTGAGCGTAACCGCCAGCTTGGAGCTATGTGGCAGCGCGAGTGGATGAACTCGTTCTTCTGGGGTAAGCGTATTGGCACTAACCAAAGTCTAGCTAACTGGACTTCTCTTGATCCTCAGTACGCACACTACAATGCCAACTTGGGTGGTGTTACTACTTCTGCTAGCAGCCATGTCGTTAGCCGCAAGGCCAATGCCATTGGCATTTACGAGCAGTTGCAGGCCTGCGGTCGCGTTAAGGACTTGAAAGGTCAGCGTCTTAACTTGGCTGAGTTGTTCAACGAGTTGTACACCTTGTATCGTACTCGTTCTAACAGTGGTCGTCCTTCTGACAGCATTGACTGTTACACGGACAGCAAGACTGCTGCTAGTATCCAGACTGCAATGGTTAAGTACTACGGTGCTGCTACTGTTACAGCCAATAGCAACAGTGCTATCACGTTCGATTACCAAGTTAAAGATGGCAGTATTGCTAAGCTTGGTTTCCGTGTTCGCAGCTATGAGTTGCTCTACCCGCAGGGTGTCACGCTAAACATTATCACCGATCATTACTTCGATGATTTTGTTTCTGCCATGAAGGCTGAAGCGTTAACCACATCTTCCACCTACAATAACGATGGTTCAACCCGTGTTATTGGTGATAGTGGCAGATTCCTTATGTTCTTGGACTTGGGTGGCGGTATTTATCCCGGCATCGTGGACTCTAATCGTAAGGTGCACACTGTTGGTGCTCTGGAAGACTTGGCTAAGATCGACAGCGGTTACGGCTGCGTGATGCGTTCGCCAACCAAGGAAGTTACACTTAACAGTGTTACTTGGACGGCAGTTGTTGAGTGTCCTGACGATAACCTTATCGTTGAGAACTTTGACGATGCTGAGCCAGATACAGTAGTTAACTCTACTGACTATACTTCGATTGGTGGAGCCACTGTTACTGGTAGCGAGACTGACTTGCTAACTGACGACGAGACTCCAGCTACTGACTAATCTAAGATTAGTTATAATGTTTTGCCACAAGGGTGGCAGGTGGGCTTACAACTGCTTGCCTGCCGCCCTTTTTCATAATAAATTCGGGGTGCATGAACAATCGCTATTACAAGCAGGTTGACCCAACCACACCGTTGTATTTAAGCAACGGACAGAAGCTGATATTCCCAACTGCAGACAATGAGTGGGGATACATAGCCACCAAGGATAAGTTCCTGATAAATGAAATAAACACTGCCATTAACAAGGGTGTTGGTGGTGTTATGGTTTCCACTAAAGAGGAATACGCTGATTATATAAAAAAAAAATCACAGGGAACGATAGTTCAGAAGAAATGGAGGGAGGAGATAAAAGGGGGGTACGCGATGGACTCGTCAGTTCCTCCCCCACAACCAGAAAGTGTTCAGCCTGCAGCCAACCCAAGCATGTCTGGTGAGCCTGCACCTGAGCCAGCCCCTGCCCCAAAGAAAAGGGTGGGTAAGTTTAAAAAGAAACCTAAATGACTTTTGCTACTTTAAAATCAAATGTTCGCTCTCAGGTGTTCCCGTATGGGGTTCCTGAGAACCTTAGTACTGTAATAAACAACTACATTGTTGAGGCTTTAGTTCACCTGCAAAAGTATGTTCCATGCTTTCAGCAGCTTAATGTGACTAAAACAGATGTAATGTCAGGAGGATCTGTTAACTCAGCTGTTGAGGAATACGTAAGAACTTCTGTGGTTGCAGCTCCTGACGGCGTAATAAACAGGCTCTACACAATAGACAGCGATTCAGACAATACAAATTCAACAAGCAAGTTTGATGAGCGACACTACAAGCAGAAGTCCTTCAAAGACATAATGGAATGGATTAGGGGAGAAGAAGCGACTGACCATTTAAAAGTAGCAACAGACAAGTCTGCTTCGTCTTCGACTACAGATCCGACCAATGTTCAGGTGGCAAGCCAGACGTCAGCGGACACAGAAGAAAGAGCCTTCAACGGCATGTGGGCCAAATACAGAAACAAGCTATACATAGCTCCAAGGCTAATTAACTCTGAGTCACTTGTAATTGAGTGGTCGGGTTTTAAAAAGACTTGGGCAGATAATGATATTATAGATGGAGACGATCCAGAGGTTCAAAGAGCTGTTCGTCTTTATGTGACCAAGGAGCATGCCCGTGATTGGGATCACGATTCAGAATCCTACGGGTTTGCAACATCAGAGTTTAACGACACAGTTAGTGAGATGATATGGGAGTGCACGCAAAAAGATGATAGGCGTCAACAAATTTACCCTGATCAAGGGAGACCAAGTTAAGGAGAAATAATATGAGTTCAAGTGGATATACACCAGACATAGGAGGAGGGCCGCAGCCTAGCAATTTAATTACTGCTAGTACGGCTGTAAAGAAGACAGCAAATGGTACTGTTTCGGCAGATAACCCAGCTAGAAAATCTATCACAATACAAAACCACGGAACTAATCCGTTGCATATTGCTATGGGAGCGACTGCTAGTACTAGCGTTGTTCACTTCATACTAAAAGCAAGTGCTGCTGAATATGACGGTTCTGGAGGTACTGTTAAAATTGATGACTTCACTGGGGAAATTACTGCGTGGAGTAGTAGTGGAACCAAGTTTACATTCGCAGAGTTCGTATAAGGACACAGGCATATGGCAGCAGAAATAACAGGAAGTGGAAGCGGAAGCGGCTCCAGCAGCGGTGTTAGTAAAGTTACTTTTGTTTTAAGTTGGAAAACATCAGGTAGTTCTTTTGCGGGTAGCTCTAGAGGAGATGGTGCTTCTAGTAAATTAAGCTTTGAAAGCGGCCTTGATTGGTCGAACGATAAGGTTACATTCCAGCATGATCTGAACACAGAATATTTAGATGTGTCGATTTTAGATGTCGCTGGAGAAATCAATGGAGTGAACCAATATGTAGATATAGGCGCATCGGCAGAAGCTGAAATTAAATATATAAGCGCAAACAAGACTCAAATATCATTCAACCCAGCATCTGCCGAAAACGGAGATATATATAAAATAACCTTTATAGGCTAATGTCTGTTCGTACCAAGATACAGCATGAGACTAAGCGTAAAGGCCCACCACGTAACTTAGGTCGGGGTGAGCTTGCTTACAATGAAGTCGATGGGCTTCTGTATATTGGTGCGGGTGGAGAGAACAGAGGTCAGGCCAGAAAAAAGATAGCGATAGCGGGAATGGAGTTTGAAGAAGCTTCTTCATTAACCGCTGAAGAGATCAAGCAGCTACTTAAAATAAAAGGCGATGCTGTTGGAACTCAAAACATACAAGAGCTTCATGATAAAACCCTCAATGGAGGATTCTTCTAATGTCTAATATAATTAAAATCAAACGCAGTGACACCAGCCCAGCGGCTGCGCCAACTGCATTAGCTAGAGGTGAGTTAGCTTTCCAAGAGGTCAGCAATATACTTTATGTAGGTTCGGGCAACGAGACAGGAGGAGAGGCGGCTAATAGGCCAGTAGTGGCTGGGCCTCTTAACTTGATGCCAGTCCCTACTGCTAACGTAAACCTAAACAGTAAGAGGATCACTAACCTAGCCGCGCCAGTAGCCGCTAACGATGCCGCCCGGAAGGCTGATGTTGATGCGGCGGTGCAAGGTCTGGACGTAAGGGAGTCAGTCAGGCTACACGTTGTTTCTCCGTCGCAAGCCCTGTCAGGCACACCAACGATTGACGGGGTTTCGTCTGTTGCTGGAGATCGTGTTCTAGTGTCCGCTCAAGGGTCTTCTAATGGAATTTATGTAGTAGCTAGTGGGTCATGGAGTAGGGCAACTGACTTAAATGCAAATGATAGTTGCTCCGCTAATATGTTCTTCTTCGTTGAGGAGGGAACAGACTACGCTGACACGGGCTGGGTCTGCACAACTAACGAAGATGTAACCCTCGCTAACTTGGCGTTTGCTCAGTTTAGTGGAACGGGTTCCATAACTGCTGGGGATGGTATTGCAAAGAGCGGGAACACGCTTAGTGCTGATCTGAAAGCTAACGGAGGATTGGTGATTGAGAGCGGTAAGGTTGCCCTGAAGCTGGATGCAAGTTCCATTACTGGCAGCTTACCCAATACTAAAGTTTCTGGCCTTGGTTCACTCGCAACTCTCAGCGCGGTAGGGGCTGCTCAGATCACCGACAACACGGTAGGGGCGGCAGAGCTTAACGTGAGCGGTAACGGAACCAACGGTCAGTACCTCATCACCGATGGAGACGGATCGTTCAGTTGGCAGACATTACCAGTTAATGCGGGAACGGGGCTTAATATAGACAGCAACTACGTTCTCTCTATTGACAACACGGTAGCCACTCTTACTGGAACCCAGATACTTACGAACAAGACAATTGATTGTGGAAGTTTCTAAATGGCCAATACAATTCAGATCAAACGGCGTACAAGCGGTTCGGGTGCGCTTAGTGCGCTTGAGGTAGGTGAGTTAGGTGTAGACTTAACAGACAGCAACAAGCTGTACGTCGGAACGTCTGGCGGAAACCAACTGCTCAACCCCTCTGCCTCCACAGGCTACCTCCCCCTTGCTGGCGGTGAGCTAACAGGAACAGTTGACTCCCATGTAAATGACGCTGGTGTTATATTAAAGTCTGGCAACATTTCAGCCACAGGAACACCTGACCAGTTCTTTCTAAAACACAACTACGGAAATGTAGACATTGGCAACAGTAGGGGTCATGTGAATTTTTCTGCTGGCACATTAAAGTATGGGGGTAACGAGGTATTCACCGTAGCTGGCGGCACACTCACGGGCAACTTA